AGTATTTTGAAATAGTGATAAATACGGCGTTAGCACTAACTTAATGCCGTAGGCATGGCATTATGTTTATGCTAAAATTTTTTTAACTGAATTTCGATATTTCCATTGACTATTACGATTTTATCTATTATAGTCTTTAATATCATATTTTTATGTTTTTTGTCGGTGTACTTCCATACATCGGCAATTTTTTTTATATTTTCGTAAACAAATTCTTTTTTCTGACTATTGGCATTGTTTTTTTCTTCGTCAGATATATTTTTTTTCGTTTTTTCTATTTGAGACTCTAAATCTTTGATCATTTCGATTACAGTATCATTACCATCGGCATATAGAGCGTAAAGTCTTTTTAACCTTTTTTTATCTTTTTTTAATTGAAATCTCATAATATCAAGTTTGGTTTCTTTTTCTTTTGGCTTATACGAAGAAAGGTCAAGCGATATGCGTATTATTTCTTTCTCGACTTGCTCCTCAATTTCGTCCGACCACTCTATTGAATTATCGCAATTTTCATCATAATTAGGTATGTACGACAAATCTTTACTCCTTGAACAACAGTATATCTTATGCTTTCCGTGCGTCCATTTTTGATATCTCATTTTGCATCCACAAACACCGCAATAACAAAGACCTGTCAAAAGATTTGGCTCCGTTTGACAACAAATTTTTGACTTACTTCGTGTCTTCCTCATTTCTTGCGCTAATTCAAATTTTTCTTGGTCAAAAATCGGAGTATGTCTACCTTGATAGATATTACCCTTGTATGGTATTTTTCCAATGTTTACTACGCTAGTTAGTATGCTTTTTACTACCGGCTCCGACTTAAACCCTAACATATTTTTTATTTTAACATCAGAGTAACCGTCCAAGAATAAATCCAGAGCTTTTTGTGCCTTATCAGCTTTTTCGGGAATGGGAACCAAAATTCCGCTATTTTTATCATACGAATAGCAGTATGGCAAATTTCCTCCTCCCATCCAATATCCTTGCTTCACTCGCTCCAACATACCTCCACGCATTCTAAGCATCATGGTGTTTTTATCAAGCTGAGCGAATACTGCCATCATCTGCGTATATGCCTGCTCCATAGGGCTGTCATAACTTACCGAGTCATGAACGCATTCAAATCTCACATTGTTCGGCTGAAAGACTCTCTCAATCAAATACAATCCATCAATCATACTCCTTGACAAGCGGTCTAACTTAAAAGAAACTACACATTTAACTCTTTTTCTTGTGCAATCGTTTACCAACCTTTGCAATTCCGGCCTATCCATATTTGATCCGGTATATCCGTCATCTACATACCAGTCCTCAATAATCATTCCATTTTTTCTGCAATGATTCTTAATGTCTCTTATCTGACTATCTAATCCGTTTCCCTCCTCTGCTTGCTTTTCTGTTGATACTCTTATATACGCTACGCATTTCATAATTATCCCTCCAAAAAATTAGAATGCGCCGTATTTATCACATACAGCACATTCTACTAGCCTTAGTTCTGATTGTCAATTACCTCTGCAATAAGCTTAACAGTGCCTTCCGGTAATTCTATTTTGGAAATATCTACCTCTTCTCCGTCTATAGTCACTTTAACCATCCGATTCCCTCCAGCCTGTTTATTTTATTTTTTATTTTTGATATCCTTCTATTTACCGTTCTTTCACAAACGGAAATTTCCAACGATATTTCAGTTATTGTTTTCCCTTTAGACAAAAGGTCGAAAACAATCTGTTCATCTTCTGTTAAATTGGCGTTTTCAAGTATCTCTTCAAGCTCTGGCTTAGTCAGTTTTGATAACTTCATAAGCCAATCTCCTATTATTTTTTTAATTTCTCTGATTTATCACTACCTTCTTTCTTCTTCTGCCATTCTTGTCTTTCAAGCCTGTACATTGGCAAATTGTATTTTTGTCTATTAAAAAAGAATATAAATCAGATGCATAGCTTGGAATTATATAGTATTTTTCTTTCCCTGTATGTCCATATCTTATAATATAGCCAAAACCCATTCTCCATTGTCAATCCTCTTTGCCTTGAATAAATATCTATATTCCATTTCCTTTATCTCCTTTCTTCATCACTTCTTTCATATTTCCTAATCTGTCGTACTAATTCCAATGATAACAATTCCAATAAAAATTATGAAAAAAGTTAATTTGCTCATAAGCGTCCTCCTATTCTGCTTCTGATTGAAGCCATTCTTCCCACTCTCCGTGTTCTTCTTCGCTCGGAAATTCATGTTCCATCCACTGATAATCTGATTTTACTTTGCAAAGAAACTCTGCTAGTTCTTCATCCGACATATTCCTTATCCTGTCGGCATTGGTCTGCTTATCATTCATTTTCAATCCACCTCCACTTCGTCCAACAAATCAATAACACAATCTTTACACAACTGCCTGCCGTCAAATTCGTACAGCTTTTCTTCGTCTCCGCACCTATCGCAGTAGCAATGCGGAACCATGCGGTTAGAACAACCATCACCGATACAAACCGTATCACAATGCAAGCATTCATCTTCATACTTTATCATGATCTTTTAGCCCCCATATCATAAATACTCCTTGCTGTTTTAATTTTTCTCTTGCTTTTTTAGTATTTTCGGAATTTGCAGTTTCTAAGCATTTTTGATAATGCGTTTCGCAAATCTTGTATCCGGGCTTTATCGGATTGCTGCAAAAAGCGCAAAGTCCAAAAGTGTAACGCTCCGATTTTCTCGGCTTTGCATAAAATCCGCTTTTAATCCTACGCTGTTCAATTCGTTTAGCACGACATATACTGCAAAACCTCATTCCATTTTCGGCATGTCTTTTTTTGCAGTTAGGGCAAATACCGGCATCTATCAGCTCGTGATATCTTCTGTTTTGAGAAATTTTATGCTGCTCGGCAATTTTTTCTCCATTCCTTCCTCTTGCCTCTTGCATCCATTCCGCTTTTTTGGCTCTGCACTCCGGGCAGTTCTTTTCGTCTCCGAAAAGCTGATTTTTACCACAAGTAGGGCATATACCGTGTTCTTTATACCATTTTCGTGATTCATTTTCGTATTTCTTATGTTTTTCATTGCATGAAACGCAAACCGATCCATTTCTGTCCAATGGCTTTCCGCATTTTCCGCAAAGACCCTGTTCAACTCTTCTTTTGTAAAGCGATTTCACAGCTTCACAATGCTTCGTCGACATATTATCCCTCCTGTCTCCTAATAGCGTTTATCAACTCATACATATTTTCTTTAGCAATCCTATCTCTCACGCTTTCTTCCGGGAACGGCAATACAAAAGACCTCTCCTTGATACGGTTCACAATACGATCATCGTATCCAAGACTTTCTATTCCGGAATTGCTGGTGTAAATCGTCACCTTTTTATCCATATAGCGTGAATTGATCACTTGATAAAATCTTTCGCTTATCCAAGCCTTGCTACCCTGTTCCACGTCAAAATCGTCAATAATCAGCACTTCCGTTGTGGATAACTGGTTAATTAGCTCGCTTTCACTCTGATACTCTGAATTTTTATCCCAGCTTTTCTTGATTTCTGCCAGAATTTGCAGGGAAGTAGCAAATTTAACCTGTACCCCCTTGTCCATCAATTCATTAGCAAGACTAACCGCCATTCTTGTTTTCCCGCTCCCTTTAGTTTGCGAATAAATGTACAGTCCTTTTCCTTGCCCTTTTAAGGCGTTAAAATTGTTTAGGTAATAGTTTATGCCTTTAACGGCATTTCGTGCCGCATTTTGGCAATTAGGGCTATTGTAGGCGGTAATATCAAAACTGCTGATGCGTAATTTACTAAAATTCGATGGCAAATTAGCAAATCGCATCCGATTTTCTTCAATCTGCCTCCTGCGGATACCACACTTACACTCCCTGCAGAATGTGTAACCGTCTTTTTCATATTCTTCCCACCCAGTATCGTGACATACCGGGCAGGAATGCTTTGGTTCTTCATCAATGTGCCTCTCGGAAGAATTTCTCATAATCTGAATATCCGCCATCACTTTGTCTATTGTCCTGTCTATTACATCCATCATTGCCTCCCTTGTAATTCTTGTCTAAATAATCAACAAACGGTGTGGCGGCACTAAGAAATGTCGTTCCATGCTTTATGTACTCCGTAGGCGTGCCTTTCTTTTTGCATTCATCCGCATAATTTCTGACGGCTTCTAAAAGCTCCGCCTCGGAATAACCGCTGTTTACTCTGGCACAGTAACACTCATACGCCTTACCCTTGTTGATTTTCCGTGGGTAAATTTTCCAAAATTCCTCAAATGCACATATATATTTCTTTCTTTCTTTACTTCTTACATTCTTTATATTCTTGTTTTGTGGTTCGTCTGATGGTTCGTCTGATGGTTCGTCTGATGGTTCGTCTGATGGTTCGTCTGTTGGTTCGTCTGTTGGTTCACCAAATTTTTCACACCCTTGATAAACCCCGTAATTTACTACGGTTATGAGCGTTCCTTTGTTGGTTCGTTCTGTGTACAACATTTGTTCACTTTCCAGTTCACTCAAGTAACGCTTAACCTTGTTACGAGACCAACGCCAACGTGACGCCAATTTGTCAATGCTGAACATATATGAGCCACGCTTCACAGACTTAACAACTCCATCAACCATCATCTTCTTTTCTTTGTGTTGCATAAGAAGAAGCAAATCCACCCAAGCACTTCTTTTGTCAAACGGTTCGTTAGATTGCCAAATACAGCAGTCAACCATTTTCCTGTAAAGCTTTATCCATCCGTCCACAATTCACACCACCTTTATCTGTCTACCCATTCAATACCACCACCGTGACCACCACGGTGACAAACAATATTATCTTTGTAAACCTTCTTTAAATACGCCATATCGTAACGGATCGTGCGTGTAGTAACACCGAAAACTTCTTGCAAGTCCGTTGCCGTGCAAAATTTTTCACGTTTCAATATTTCAACAATCCGCATCTGTCTTTCGTTCACTCCGTGAATATTCATAACAACACCACCTTAGATACAGTACCGCAATTAGGACATTTAACGTCAATACACCTATTTTTGTTTTCCGGCATAAGATTTTCCTCTATGAGCCGTATTGCATAGTCGATTCCGAAAAATTCCCCGGAAACAAAATCATCATAAGCACGATACGATTCATCTGTAATTCCGGTTTCTGCAAGCTCTTTTTTAAGTCTTGCAAAACTTCTGATAATGACATTTTCTTATACTCCATTTTTCCACCTCATTTCTGTTCGATATTCAAATTTTCAAACATAGCACACATAACATCCACAACAATGCTGTTTCCGAATTGCTTATACAACTGCGTATTGCTGTTTACTGCTGCCATTTTAGATATGTCTTCATCGGATACACCCATCAGCCGTCCGTATTCTCTCGGCGTTAGCTTTCTGATACGATAGTCAACATTGTATAAGTATGAATTTCCTCCAGCATTTCCAACCGGCTGAGAATTTAATGCCATAGCGCAAGCATTGGAACTATACACTCTGTTTCCTTGCCTGTATTGTGTGCCAAACTCGTTTTCTTTTCCGACACCTCCTAGCAATAAAGGTTTTTCAAGCACAAAATTATCTTTCTGCACACTTGTTAAGCAATTACTTGTACCTTGCATATTTACCTCTAATCTCTGCTCCGTTGGGTTTCCCGCGGTTCTGTCTGACGGATTATCAGGATTTCTGCCACGCATAGCAACTATCTTGTTTTCCAAAATTTTAGGATGCAATCCACCACCTCCACAAGTATTCATGGTTGGTGCCACACCCTCTATGCCATAAACACGATTAGCACTTTCAAAAGTGTTGTCTATCGTGTTATCCATTTGTCCTATTACCTTTACATCTGCCATTACTTCAATCACTCCACTACTTGTTTTATTGGATCTTAGGGTAGGGCAAATCCCCCCCTAAGTACCTTTTCGCCACCGAATTTTTCACTTTCAAAAAGCACTATTCCGATAGCGTCTGTTAATTTTTCCATTCAATTACTCCATTCATTGTATCAAAGCCTGTTCCAAAGCCTTTATAATCTCTAGCACACAATGTTTTGGCTACACCATTATCAATTTTATTTACATGATTATAATTAAGAATTGCATTCATTCTCGACAACCCAAGTCTGTCTGTCTGTCTGTCTGTCTGTCTGTCTGTCTGTCTGTCTGTCTGTCAATATTGTGTTGTGGTAATGTGCCGTTGTCAATAAGCTGTTTTATCAGCTTGTCAGCCTTTTCGTTGTGGATGTAATACCTTTCATCCACATTATCCTCAAGATAGTCTTTCAACTTCTTTTTGAGTGGTATATGGTTCGGAAAATCATATGAGTAATTACCAAGGAACGAAAACATAAAACATCTGTTTCTGTTCTGCGCCACTCCATAATTTTTAGCATTCAAATCTTGCCAATAATTTTTGTACCCTAAACTCTCCAAGAACTCCAACCACTTTTTAAAATCATCAATATTTTTCTTTCCGTGTACCTGTGGTACATTTTCCATAAATAAAATCTGTGGTAATTCTCCGTCACTATCTCTGATTTCTGTTAGTATTCTCTCGACTTCCCACAACAGACCGCTTCTTGTGCCACTGCCCTTAGACATTCCGGCTTATTTTCCAGCAACTGATAAATCCGTACAAGGAAATGAGTAAGTAAGTAAGTAAGTAAGTGAATGCTGCTGTGTCACAAATGTTTAAATCTTCTGCGTGGACCTTTGTTATATCCATTGTAGGAAAATTCGTTCCGTGTACTGCGTTATAACTTGCAATAGCATACTTATCAAACTCCACAACTCTGTAATGTTCAAACTTAGCACCTATTCTCTTTAACGCCATAGCCTGCGAACCATATCCGGCAAATAATTCTATCAATCGGATAGGCTTTGTTATGCTAATTGGTTCTCTTGTGAAGTCAAATATAGACATCTGATTATCACAAGAATAATTTTCAAAATTCATTTTCTCTTACAAAAAGGAAACCTCGGTTTTATGTCCGGACAACCTATTCCTTTCTTTGATTTTTAGTTAGTTATCTTCTTTTCTTTCAAAATCCTCGCAAGATACATTAAGCAAGCAACCGCATTGTTCGCTTTCTCCCATTGCATAATATGTCTTATATCTGTAAGAGTTTTTGCAGTTAAAGCAGAAATCACTGCCACTATTCAGCTTGCAACTTGTCTTTTTATCTTCCAGCTTTTTCCCGATACTCTCGTTTGTCCTTTTGAGTTTCTCTAGATTTTCCTGTAATTCCTCTAAATCTTCAATGAGTTTATTATATTTATTCTTACTTAAAATCTTCATTTTGAATCACCCTTTCCGTTCCTATATTCTTCTATTGCCTCGTCAACTTTGTCTTTGCCCCAATCTGCACTATAGTACCATTCAACAGCTTTAAAAACAGGACTTAACATTTCAAAGAGTGTTTCCACTCTTATTTTAGCTGATTTGATATATTCAACTAACCGCCTTGTATCTTTCGCCACATCTTCATATCCGTTTTGGTTGAGATAATCAGCCATTTCTTCCAACAATTCAATATTTCCAGACTGTATAAGTTCATCAGCTTCTCTGGAATACAGATAGCTCCAACTTCCACCGCTCATTATTCCTCACCTACTTTCAATAAATCCATAAACTTCTCATACTGCCTTTGAGAAATTTTGTTGTTCTTCTTGTCCTCTCTAATTTCGATTTTAAGGTGTTTTTCTGCAATAGAGGATAATTCCCTTGCTAGGTTCTTTTCGCCCTGTTTTAGACCGTCTCTGTATCCTCTGGAGGGCTTAAACTCATTTATCTTTTCCTTGCCTTCTCCTTGACCGCCTGCTGTTTTGTTATACCGGCATTGATAACCTCTTTTTGTGTACTCCAAAATCCAATACTGTTCCATTTTGTCAAGCTCTGATTTCGGATAATTGATAAAATTCAGTTTCCATCCATAAGGGTTTTCCTCACTGAAAAATCCCCTTTTTTTGACGGAAAGATCAATATGCTGATACCCTGTTAAGTGTCCGCACATTCTCTGAATAATGTTCACTGCCTGCCCGATATAAAAATACGAAATATCGTTTTCGTCTGTACGGGTAAGAAAGTAAATGCCGCTACGGTCATTCAGATTAGGATTCACTTTCAGAAGCCGCTCTCGGTTTTTCTTCTCGATAGCCTTAATCTGTGCTATGTTTTTATGCTGGCTCATTCCACGGCTCCTTTCAGCTTATCCGAAATTTCTTTGATTGTATTTTCTTCGATACAATCACCTTTTTCGAGAACTTCCATAAGCTCCTCCGAAAATTTGTCATAACAGCGGTTTTCAAAGTCCTGCAAAGTTTCGTGCAAGCAATCCCAACTACTGCATTTGCTATTTACATAATGGACGCAGCTTTTACATTCTCGCATAAAATCAATCCTCCTTAATGTGATTTTTGAGGTTTTCAAGAATGTCGGAAAGAATGTCAAGCGATTCTTTTCTGATTTCCTTTTCGCTCATAAGACCTCTTTTGTAAGATTCTTCCACCATTTCTTTCGCCTCGTCTTTTCCGTAATTTTCAGTCAGACTTTCAACCATACCTTTTGTAAGTGCTGAAAATTCTGCCAAAATAATTGTAGTTGTCCCGCTGATTTCAACTTCTCCCATATTTGATTTAATCATAATTTTTTACCTCCTAAAATTTAATATTCATATTTCCGTGTTCATTGATCCATTCAATAATTTCTTTGTACCCCAAGCCACCGTCCGAATTACTTCTCATAATGTAGTCATATATTTTCGGATGAGTCTGCTTCATTCGTTCAAACCTGTTAGGTGATTTCTCAAGGTGGCATCCATATCCGCAAAACATACATCCGGTTCTTTCACAACCTGTAGTTTTTAGAATAGGCGTTTCTTTCTCTGAAACCCCATAATCTGAAAGAGACATCTGATTGTCGCACTGATTCATAGCGAAATAATCAACAACAATATCTCCGTAAACACTTGCCAATGGAATATCATTTTCTTTTACATAAAGCAGTACATCCTGTTCCGTCCAAAACGACATCGGATTGCTGATAGGATTCTTTGCTTCAAAAGCATTGCATCCATTCTGTAGCCATTTACTTGTCCTTAATCTGCTTTCATCTGCCATCTGTGCTGTAATTGGTTTTCTGCCGGTTTCTTTTCCATAAGCGTGTACCGGAGCTTTCTTCATTACTTTGCAACACATATTCGATACTTCAAACGGGGCTTCAAGCATAAAAAGGTATCTTGATCTGTCGTACATATCCCCATATTGGTCGCATTTCACTCCGAAAAGCTGCTTAATACGAACAGGAGCTTCAAGGATTTCGCTAGGGATATTTCCCTCTTTTAGCATTTGATATGATTTGTTGCCTTTGTTCTTTCTCCTGTCTACTCCGATCATATCCGCTATGCGATATGCGTAATGAACCTTTGTCTGTCTGTCTGTCTGTCTGTCTGTCTGTCTGTCTGTCTGTGAGGATTTTAATGTATTTCCTGCTTTCTGCAATACATTCCGAAATTTCTTTCGAAAAAAACGGATAGCCATATTTTTCTATGACTTGTCGAAAATTCATTTTCGGCTTTAACCACACAACATTTTCAAAAGTCCTAACAAATTCTCTTATTTCCGGATATTCCAGACCGGTATCAACAAATACAGCCGGAGCATCAGGATAACTCTTTCTGACTAAGTCGAAAAGCACCGTGCTGTCTTTCCCACCGCTAAAACTGACATAAACCCCATCTTCTCCGAAATATTCAACCCATTCGGATATACGGCGTTTTGTCATTTGAATTTTTGCCGACAACGGTAAAGACTGCATTTGAAGCAGGTCATTTCTTGTGTGCTTATCAGCCATCGTCTACCTCGCTTTTCAAAAACTCAATAATTCTCGGTACGCAAATTTCCTCTGTACCGCTGCAACTGTCGCACTCATCATCACAGGAAACAAATTTAGCTGTTCCCTCTGATACACCGTAAAGAAATTCTGCCAGCTCTTCTACCGACATTCCCTTAATTCTTTGAAATTCTGTCATTTTTCTCCTCCGTCCCAATCGTTGCCCTAAGTTCCAAAATCTTGTTACAAAAATGACGTAAATAATTGCTTGCTTCATTTTTGTAAACTACTTTTGCTGATTCAAAATACGATATAGCATCTTTTTCTCCGTAATACTTCATTTCATCTTTCAAAATGGTGGTTCATCTCCTCTCATTAAAATCCATTCCTTGTTAGGTTTTGCAACGTTCACATTTGCCGCAGGAGCCGATTTTTTCATCCGACCGATAAAACTATCAGAATCCGCACCTCCTTCCGACAAATGGCACATTATGACGTTCTGCAGGCGGTCTGAATAATTCGCCTTTACAAAATCACAAGCTGTACCGATTTCCAAGTGACCACGGAAAACATGATTGTTTTTAGCAGGGTTGCTCCAGTCAACCATATCCTTGTCGTAATTGACACCAAGAAGAATATGGTCAATATCCTTAAATCTCCATTTGATAACTTCGCAATCGGTTATGTAAAGCAATCTTCCCATCTCTGGGTGAGCTATCAGGAATCCATAACAAGGACATTCACTACCGTCTGAATTTGTGTGTGTAAATCTTCCGTCTGCTGTCGTAAGGTCAAATGCCTTGATCGCAAATTCCTTGCCTATTTCCATAGGTTCACGGCTTATGTATGGGGTAAATACCGGTATTCCCATGCGTTCAAAATTAGTTACGGATTTGCTATGATCTTTATGGCAATGTGTAACAACTGCTCCGCATACATCAGAAATCTTGAAATCAATGCCTTTCTTAATTTCGTTTATGGAAACTCCCAAATCTAACAGAAGAATTTCTCCTGAATTGCTGATTAGTGCATGGCAGTTTCCGGTTGATCCTGTTGCTATCGTTCGTAAAATCATTATTCGCAACCTCCGCAATTACTCTCCGGAACGAATTTGTTAAATAAATCTTCGATTTCCTTAGAATAAATTCGATATTTTTCTGGCAACGATTCCGGAGTAACTTTCCAATACCCAGCATACGAGCAACAAACAGAATCGGATTTATTCCCAAGCCAACATTCGTCAAAATTAGAATCGTTGTACTTTCCTGTTTTCAAGTCGAAATCTTCAATTTCATGTCCAAATTTAACGACTTCTCCGTTAATCTTCAATGTCAAAACTCCGCAACACAAATCTGGAAATTTTCCCGTATAGCTTATAAATTCGACATTCTTCACAATCCAACCTCCTCATCCTGCGGAAATTGAAAATATTCTGTCGTAGCCTTATGAAATTGTTCTTTACTCATAAGCAATTTTGTTTCCGCAAATGATTCTGAATTTGCTATATGATGATAATACTCGTTGTTTTCGTATGCTTCTCTAAACATCTCCATAGCCATTTTTGCTTTTTCCTCCGTTGAATAAACGGCTATCTCTGCACTCAGTTCACATGTTGCAGACGGTAAAATCCTTATTGCACGTCCATCCATATAATCAATAAACAAAGTTCTATTTTCGTATGGATAATCGCATTTCCCATCCTGTGATATAATTCTCATACTACGCTTCCTCCACTTTCATAAATTCCGGCAAATCATCGTTTTTCTCTGCCTCTCCATCGTCAACATCGGTCGCAACGCTGTCGATAATGTCTGATTCGTCAAAATCAACGCTGTTGGCGTTCTGCTCGATATCGTACTCTACATCTTTCTCAATCATTTCCTGCTCACTGACAACATTCAAATCGTCAATGTCGTTTTCCGTGCCGGTATGTGAATTATTGATATATTTCAGAAGCCGGTTTTTCACTGTTTTCATTGCCATCTGATCCGGAAACTTCTGGTGAGTGCCATTACCATTCTCTTTGTATCCGTACCCCTGCTGCCAAGCCTGCTTAATCTGATCCATCGTCATTACTTCCGAAATAATTTCCCCGTCATCCATAACAGCAACGGCATATGCACCAATAATGTTATCGTTGTTGATATTCTCAAAAGACTGCTCGTGAGAATCAATCACAGTCTTTGCGTTTTCCTTATGAAATTTGAAGATATCGCCTTTATAAATAACAGAAGCATTGATATCTTTCAGACCAAAACGTCTCGCAATGCAGGTGTTTCCATAAACGGAACGCTGACATTGTAATTTACCACCGTATGCGACCGGATAACACTGCTTCTTTCTCATGGACAAACCGTCAGTGACCATTTCAATAAGGGCATTTTCGATACTTGCTCTGCTGCAACTTTGCAAAACAGGCTTTTTATTTCTGTCAGTAGTCTCCTGTAAAATAAGCATTGCCGACATAAACTCATTGGTATAGTTGTAATCTTTAGGAAACGTCAAGCCGAATTGCTCTTTCTGCTTGATCTTTACGACCATTCCCTCTGTAAAATCTTTTGCAACCAGTTCTTTGCTTTCTGCTTCTTTAATTTCTGTCTCCATATTCATTCCTCGCTTTCAAATAATTCTTTTACATATAAATCCATTGAATAACAAAGTTTTACGCAATTTCCGTGTAATGCATGATTTTTCCAGGCATTGTACTTTTCATAAAACTTCTTTTCTGTCATTCTTCCAGATTTCACAAGCTTTACCCATGTTCTAATCTTCTTGCGGATTTTACGTTTATTCGATCCTGTAAGTTTTCTTATGTATTTTCCGTCTTTCGCAATGTAATGATGAAAACCGGTAAACAGTATCCCGTTTTTAAACGGCAATATTTGCGTTTTCCCATTCAGCGACAATCTGAGACTGGCAACAAATTCCCTTATGCAGTCAAGGTACCACATCAAATAACCTTTATCTTGGTGGATTAAGTAGAAATCGTCCATATATCGTCCGTATAGTTTTATACCTAATTCTCCGGTAATAAAACGATCTAACCCGTTAAGCATCAACAAAGCATAAACCTGTGCAACTTGGTTTCCAAGCGGAAGTCCCAAACCATCTGTGCTGTCTATAAACAAATGATTTAACCACTTCACATATTCGTCTGGAAAATGATAGTCAACAATATCTTTTAAGATTTCGTGATCTATCTGGTAGAAAAACTTCTTAATATCACATTTAAGAATCCAGCCATCAAGACCGTGCTTTACGTAAAACTCAAGCATTTGATCTCTTAGACAATCCATTCCGAAATGAGTTCCTTTTCCTTTCTGCCCTGCATAATTGGTTTTGATGAACTCGCTTTCCAATCTCGGATACAATATGTTATCGCACAGACAATGTTGAACAACTTTATCCTTAAAAGAACACGATTTAATCACTCTCTCCTTAGGTTCATAGACCTTAAATTCATTGTACGGATTCATCCGGTATGTCTGATTTTCAAGCTGTTCTTTTAAAAGATGCAGTCCTTCAAGGCTCATTGTCTGAAATTTTGCACTGCTGCCATTGAATTTTTTACCGTATTTAGCTTTCTTATAAGCCTTATACAGATTTTCATAATCACAAATAATATCTTTATCCATAGTAAAAATTCCTTTGTATTTATCCTTTTAGGAAAGGTCGTGCACTTTTTTGTATCTTTTTCCGATTTCGGCTTACTACCTACTATAACTGTCTGTGTGATACAGAATGGGCGAACACCGTTGTTGTTATTGTAGTTCCTGTTGTTGATATTGCCGGACGAAGCAACAACGGTTTATGCAGTGCGCAACCTAATAAATTTATCTTTCTTTGTCCTTAGTTCTCCAAGCAATCGCCATATGCTTAATGTCAGAAACCATCTTCGACCAATATTCCGTGCTTTTTGCATTTATGATGTTTAGTTTCGTTGATAATTCAATGTAAAACAAAAGTTCGTCACAATGCGTTATTGCTTTGGTTTGAAGCTCCGACCGCTCCCTGCGATACAACTTCAAATCCGTTCGATTAGATTCATACAGATACTCATAGATTTCAAGTGCTTTATTTTGCATTTTATCCACAAGAGAAAATCTGTATTTCTTCGGATATCTATTGCAGTTTGAAGTTATCCGCAGTGTATGTTCAGCAAGGTCTTTTGCTTTCAAGATTACCTTTAATTCCGTTCCAGCCATTTAATTACTCCTCTGATTCAAAGATTGAAGAAGAAAAGATACAAAATGGGCGAACACCGAAGTCGCCATTGTAGTTCCCGCTGTCGATACTGCCGGACGAAGCAACAACGGTAACCGAATATTCATAATCGTTGCAAGGTGTACTCCAAGGAGTAATAAGCCACCACCAATTTCCCTCATTTGGAATAAGACTTCGATATTTCCTGTATTCATCTACAGTAAGAAGAGAAATAAAATCCTCGTACTTTTCATATTCCGTCTGACCGTCCAGAGATAACAGATCTCTTTCGAACTTAACGATATTTTCTTTTCCAACTTCATCGGATATCTTTTTGAGAAAATCCCCATTCAAATATTCTCTTAAAACGCTCGATCTCCAGTCGTTAGAAGAATCGTCAAACTTCATCTCTTCTTCCAAAATTTCACAAAGGCAAGAATAACCCTTGTCTGTAATGTCAATAATCTTCCAGTCAAGACCTGCGATTTTAAAAGTGTCTCCGATTTTAAGACCGGTATGGATTTTAGAAAAACTTTTTTCTGCTTTCAAAATGGCAACCTCATTTCTAAGGTCGTTGATCTGCTCCTGTAAAATTTTCATTGTTAAATTAGCCATAATTATTCTCCCTTCGATACAAAGATATTAGATTTCAAGATACAAAATGGGCGAACACCGCAGTTGCCATTGCAGCCCCAGTAGTTGAAATTGCCGGACGAAGCAACAACGGCGATTGAATACTCCCATCCTCTTTCAGCTGTAGACCACGGTGTGCAAGTCCACCACCAATCATTTAACTCGTTATTCACAAGAAGATCATTGTACTTTCTTGCTTCATCAAATGTAATAGGTCTGACCTTGCATTTAAAATGAGAAAATTCTTCCTGCATATCAACCGTTGTCAAGTCAACAGAATATTCAGCAATATTTTCTTCACCAACCTCCGCTTCGATAATAGGCTGAATATCTCCCTCGATGACCTTTCTAAGATTAGATTTGCTGTAGTCTCTCGTATCATCATCAAATACGATATTTTCTGCCATGAATCCTTTTGAGATTACTCTTGTTGTTTCCGTGAAATCATCTTGAAAGAGGACGATAAAATCATGATCTCCAATTTTGAATGTATCGCCCGGATGCAATTCACAAAGTTTGACTTTGCTTTTTTTCTCCTCTTCTTCAAGTCTTTTTACCAGTTCCCTTGCCATTTCCAATGTTTTACTACTCATTCTTTATCCCTCCATAATTTCCATATCTTTGTTATCAACAATCAGAAGAATCTTCTGACTTTCGATCATATCAATTACTTTCGCCCGGTTCGCTTCATCCAAGCTCTCAACATCATCGATCCAAATAGGGCAACGGATCCCGCTCATTTTCTGGATCGAATTACAAATGTCAATCCTGCCAATGATGCGGTTACCCTTGTTGCTCATAGTGGTTAGAATTGACTTTCCATCCACCATAGGAATGCAATCCGATTTACAACCGCCGGATTTTCCAATCTCAAACAGTTTCCATTTGACGATTCCAAAATTAGCGTTTACGGCATCAGCCAATTTTGAGTTTTTTGCTTTCTCTAACTCCTCAATCAAATGAAGAACCTTCTCTGCGTCTGCCTGCTTCTGTGATTTTTCACGTTGCTCTTTTCGCAGAGTCTCTAATCTATCCTCGCAATCGGAAGTATCTGCCTGCATCAGAAGCTTTTCACATTCTGCCAATTCCGAACGTATTTCTGTCTCTTCTCCGGCTAGAATAGTTTTCAAAGCGGAAATGTCATTGTATTTCTCAAGGAATTTCTCCTTTTCGGAAATCTCACTTTCCAACTTCTTGTAATCATCGGTGCCGGTAATGTCGCTTCTTTCTTTGGACAGATTGTTTTCAAGCTGCTCAATCTCTTCTGCCAAAATTTTCTTATCAGCTTCGTTATTTTTGTTTAGTTCCTCTAATTTAGATATTTCTTTGTTGTTTTCCTCGATTTCTTTCTTAATTTTCAAACCGTCACTCTCGATTTTTTCGATCCGATCATTCTTTGACTTCTCAAAATCAGATTTCAGAGTTTCGATTTCTTCATCCGGGAACTCCCGGTGACACGTCGGACATACAGTCGATTTCTCGTCGAATTGCTCTGATTTCACAGACTGCCAAACATTAGAAAGTCTTTCTCTTTCCTCGTTTAGCTTAATGTTTTCTTTTTTGTAACCAGAAAGATCAAAAGTATTCTTATGTATTTTTACATTAAGCTTGGTAAAAATCTCTTCTTTTCTTCCAATCTGTTTTTTAATGTCACTCAATTCTTTTTCTGTTTCTTCGTTTGCCTCACGAACCATATCATTAAGCCGGAATTTCATATCAAGGATATCGTTGGTCTCCTTATCATAAGAATCCATCAACTTTTTATTAGAAGCCTGCTTGTCTTTGTTTTCTTTCAGACGTTCCAGCAATAGATTTTTCTGCAATTCCAATGCCGATACGTCCGTTTCCTGCTTCTGCTTGATCTCCAGCTCTTTCTCTGCGATACGACCGGAATATGTTGATAATTCCTTTTTCATATCGCTTACAATGGATTTGTTCATTGCCGTTATCTCTTCTGCTGTGTAATCAGACAACAACGGCAAAAGGTCTTTCAAATCTTCGTTTCCTGCGGCGATATCATAATCGCTAATACTGTCCGTATGAGCAAAAAGGTATTTTCTCATTTCGACCGGCTTCTGTGCGGTAAAAGCGTTGATGTTACAGCACATCTTGACAATGTCCATATCAATGCCAATGTAACCCTTAAAGTCCTTGGCAGTTTTTGGAACGTCGTTAATAAAATACTTGTTATCGTCCTTGTAACTGCTGCCGTCTTTGCTAAATGTCCGCTTCTGAACCTTTTTCATTGTGAAGGTTTTACCGTTAACATCAAACGTAGCCGATACAATAACATCTCCATCAACCGGCACTCCACTTTCTTCCCGTCTCACAACCGGCTTCGGTGTCAAATCGTAGTCACAATCAAACAGGAGCCACATATAAGCATTCGCAATAGTGCTTTTTCCAACTCCGTTGCGACCGATGATTCTGGTCAAATCGTTGAAACTGACCTTTTCGTAGCCATATGCCATAAAATTTGTCATTTCAATGTTAAGGATTTTGATTTCTTTCATTTGCCGCCGCTCTCCTTTCTTCTTCTCTTTTTCTTTCTTTCTCCTGTAAAACTTCGATTACTTCCTGTGCGTCAATCGTTCCGATAATTGTCAGCATTTGAGTGACATTCACGTAACCGTCAAGTCTGATAAGCTCAACCAGTACACCAATACGGCTCTCAAGACCTAAAAGCTCCTCGTATCGCTTTCTGCCAATCTCAATTACATTCTTCTTGCACTCACAAACCTTTTCTTCAACTCCTGTAACTTCTAACATTTACTTCTCCTTTCCCGGAAAGACAATCTTTGTAACCTTTCCGTTGTTGATCACAAAACCAATGCCGGTAAAAGCACTGATAACTTCCAAGTCAACGATGGATAAATCATTAAAATCTACATTTACCATTTTCCTACATCCTTTCTATTTCAAACCGGAGCTTATCGACATATCTAACCTTTCCTGTGGTCTTGTTGATAAATCGAATATAAAACTCCATTTCCTCCAACAACAGCCAGTCATCGGCGTTCATAAAGTTAAAACTGCACAACTCACGCTGACGTCGGCTCAATTTCTTTGGTCTCTTTAACTGTGCCATCCCACAAATCACTCCTTGTCATCGTGCTTGAATCCTATGTACAGAATGATTGCCACAAATGCCAGCAGTTCAATTCCGACAACGGTTAAAACTCCAGCCCAAAACGGATTTATCCACATATCCTATTCTCCTTTCTTCAAAATCCTAACTTTGACCGTCTGAACGCCAAACTCTTCTGCATCCTTATGACTGTCAAAGTAAATGTCCAACTTGTTCCCTTTGATTTTTGCCCCGCAATCCTCGGCGGTAAATTTTCCGATTCCATTTAGGTGTAACTTCGTTCCATAAGAAATCACCTTCGGGTCAACTGCAATGGTACGTCCCTGCTTTGCTTTCGCTCCTGTCGCAGTCAATCTTCCCCATCTGCCGGAGCATTTCCGACAAGGGCAATATGCTGTAACTTTATACTTCTTCCAAACGATAGAAGCTTTCTTTTTCGGTTTTGCCTGCACGATTACCTCCCTATTATTAAGAAGCCCGTCAAACTGGCATCCGATATCCGCTACCATCAACAGCGGTACGACTACCGCAAACACAAACAGTGCTATTTTCTTTCTTTTCATTTTTCTTCCTTTCTAAACATTGATAACAAACTCATTAAATTCGTTGAAACCAAAGCCCGAAACAAATCTACTTTCGATATCCTCCGGAACGTCTGTTATCGTGCCTTTGAATATCTGCTTCTCCTCCCCTGTTTCAAAAACAAAAACTTCGTCATCATCGTACATATAAAGCTCCAACAGCTCTTTAACTTCCATCTTTTTCTCCTTTCATAAAAGCCTAGCCAGTGCCGACGTTATCGCAAATAGAAATAAAATCTCTATCAAACGATCAATTATTTTGTTCTCGTCCATATTCTTTCTCCAAAATAATTTCTATTCAAGCTCCACAAATTCTCCGTTTTTTAATCGGTAAAACGTATCTTCTTTAATTTTTTCTCCGTCAACACATTCTGTTTTGACGCATACCGGAATCCAATAAGAATTATCGTTTTCATTTTTTCTTTCCCATTCAGCCAATGTAATCCAACTGCCAATTTTTGCTTTTGCAACAGAGTCCATTCCAGCCGCCATTATTACGGAGTGTTTTCCTTCCGATTCAATCTTTGCGGAATCTCCAGAGCTACCAATCTTTGCGGAATCTCCAGAGCTACCAATCTGTGCTGAATCTCCAGAGCTACCAATCTTTGCGGAATCTCCAGAGCTACCAATCTGTGCGTAATATCCAGAGCTACCAATCTTTGCGTAATCTCCAGAGCTACCAATCTGTGCGTAATGTCCAGAGCTACCAATCTGTGCGTAATCTCCAGAGCTACCAATCTTTGCGTTTCCTCCTTTGCTGTCGTTTTCGCCTGAATCATCACAGGTAAATCCTGTCTTTTCGATTGTAAAGTCAACACACGCTTTAATAAATCCTTTAAGACCAAGCTTTAAACCGACGTGTAATTTGTTCGTGGCACATTTATCCTCTTTTTCGTATACATCTCCGACAGCTTCCACCTCTGAAAATTCAGAAATATTGCCATTTTCATCTACTAATGGATAATAATTAAGCACGTCGAACGGCTCCTTGCAAAAATGCATAACACCAGATTCACAAATTTCGTTTCCGCTTTCCTCGTAAGTAGTATTTTCCTCATACTGCTTTCCTTTGCAAATCATTCCTTTTTCGTAAGCTTTGTAACCTTTAACTGACATAAACGTCTCCTTTCTTAAATTTCCATCTGCTTAAACTTATTGATAAAGTAAATCTGACCTTTACCGCTAACCTTTGTGGTTCGGGTAATTCTCACACTGCCATCGGGATTCTGAAAATTGCTTTCTTTCACCTCGAAAAGCCCCTGCTCGACATACCGCTGTTGCGGCATATTCCTTGACGAACCACTTTTGATTAAGTAGCCGTTGCTCCGTAACCACTCAAACAATCGTTTCTGCCCTATCTGGTAGCCATTCTGACAAATCAGTTTTGCCAAATCGCCAACAAGGATTGACGTCTTACTGGTTGCAACCGCATCAGCAAAAACCTCTTTTGGTTTCATACGCTGAATAATCCTGTCCCTCTCTGCGATTTTGTTATTGGCAACGACCAACGCCTTTGCCATCAGTTCTTCATCAGATAGATGCTCCTGCCCGTCAATGTAACCGCCGTTCTTTCTGATTGACGGCAATACCTCGTCCATAACCCAACTTTCAAATCGCTCTGCTGACGGCAATTTCGACTTCATAATCAATCGGTACAAATCTCCCTCATTTATGTATGACATTGATTGTGTACCACTAGATGTAGGGGTGTCACGTTTCGTTACTCCCTTGCAATGGTCTTTTATAGCCTTTCTAGGATTGGAATATCCAAGTGCTGTAGCCACATCCGTTGCTACAAAATACGGCTTTCCTTCGATTTGAAGTGTGCGTACATTTCCAAACTCACTGTTTTGAAAAATCTGTAAATCTTCCATCTAATCTCCTTTCTGTGATATAATGTCCTAAAAAATTTAGGAGGATTTCATATGCTTTTTAGAAATGATATAAAAATACTCAATATAATAAAGAATCAAAAGCCGCAACTCCCAAACAACTTTTATGATTACAGAGACATATTCCAAGAATGCAAAATGCCACCAGAAAAATATATGATTTCTTTGAGAAATCTCGAAGAAAATGGTGCAATTTCCTTTGGGAACAAAGAAAAAACAGCATTCCTATTAGAAGGAAAAGGGTTGTATTACAGAGAATATCAATGGCATTGCATCCGAAAATACATTTTCGACAAATTGATCGACTTCATAGCCCTTATAATTTCCGTAATCGCACTGGTTGTCAGTCTTAATTAGCTTTTAGATTCTCCCAGTATTTCTCAAACTCCGATTCGGTACAATCCTTATGAATAACTACCATTTGATACCTCTTTCGTTCTTTAGGAGTTGTTTTCTTCTCTATGTACTCAATGTACTTTTTAGAGAAGTCTCTGTGACGATACACCTTGTTATATCCTGCTGGCATCTTTCCGATACGCCTATCCCAAATCCCGTATTTCAGATTCCAGTAGATATCAAGGATTTCATCCTTTGAAAAATTCTTAAGACTATAAATTCCCATTCACTTTCGCACCCCCTTTCAGAAACTATCACATTATGATAGTTTTAGTGCAAAAAAATTTCTACTTTCTCTCCGTCTGTCATTCCAAGAAAGTTGCCAAGGTCTTCTAGCTCCTCAATAGTAAAAGAAACCTTTCCGTTCATTTTGGAATTAAATGAAGCAACGCTTTTACCAATAGCGTTAGAGCAAGCAATATAATTCTGACCTTTCTCACGAATAACACCTTTGAGTTTTGGTAAATTCATACAATCACCTCTTTTCTTTCATATCGTGATATTATACTATCATACGATGATATATTTGTCAATCGTGTTATGAAAGTTTTTTATATTCTTTATTTACATTTTTATCATAATACGATAGAATTATAACATCACAACAGGAAGGAGGTGATTTTATGGCATCCGACTTTTGTGTAGAAGTAGGTAACAGAATTAAGAAATACCGAAAAGAACGGGCTTTGACATTAAAAGAGTTAGCCGATAAAGTTGGCTTAACAGAAGCTACCATTCAAAAATACGAAGCTGGCAACATTAAGAAATTAGATGTAAAGACTATTGAAATAATAGCAAATGCACTTTCAGTTAAAAGCGAAGTATTAGTTGGGTGGGAAAGCGAATATGAAGAAGCAAATCGCCACACGTCCGTAGGCGGTGGCGATGCTCATTTGGTATCTAAGTACAGAAACCTTTCAAATGCTCATAAGAAAGCTGTACTACATCTGATTGACGATTTGTTATCTGCTCAAGAAAAGAATAACACTAACATATAGTGTAACATTCTTTCACATTCATTACAAGGGAGCATATCGAGGATATTATTTATCTTGTCGATATGTTCCTTTTTCTTTTCTTCCGTTTCAATTTCCTGTTTCAATTCATCCTTTTCCATAAAATACCTCCATAGCCAATCTCCCAGTGACGATTTACCCCATTATAGAACGTATGTTCTTGTATGTCAATACTTGACTTCATTCGTAAATCATCGTAAAATTTTTATGTGCTTAAAATTTCGGGACGGCAGAAACGCCAATAACTACCGCCCCTATGCCAAAACTTGAAGTCCCCCTCTTTGTAGGGGGGTACATATATCATAGCACGCTTAATAGGAGGAGAAAGTATGATAAGGGATGAAAAATTGAAACAAATTTCGACAAAGTTGATTCGCTCTGACAAAGTGGACGATATCGCCACGCTACGCCGTAACGTGGAAATGTACGTTCAGGACCCTGATATTACGATACGGGATATTTCGGAACAGTCGGGAGTACCGATACCAACGATAAACAATCTGCTATACAAAGACAAGCAGGGAATACGGCTGTCTACCGTCATAGCACTGGCAAGGGCATTACAAGTCAGCATTGATGAATTGGTCGGCTGTCAGACTATGACAAAGGAAATGCGGGAAAGCGTGGAAATCTGCCGTGGACTACCCGAAAATGCACTGCTGTTAGTTCGATACTTTATACGCCATCAGAAAATGCTATACTCAAAAGTAAGTAATAAATCTAATTATATCTCTGTATTCGTTCCGAAGTATGAAAATGGAATCCTAGCAACTACAAACGTATCTGAAATGGTCAATTTAGAGAATTTTCCGTCAAATGTGAAATCCAAGGCTTATACGGGAATTAAAATTCCTAATGACAGTTATATGCCATACTATATGGAAAATGAGATTGTACTGGTTGCCTGCGACCGTGAAGCTGTCAAAGGTGAGCATTGCATTATTACCAGTGGTGGCGGTATCTACATTGTCAAGAAAGAAATCAGCGTCCGGAACGGCAGGAAAGAAAAACATTACATATCGCTTTTTGGCGATTCTGACATTATCCCAGACAGCAAAATTGACGATAAGATAGGCTATGTGGTCGGATTTATCGACAGCAACGGAAAATGGGGCGTTCGGTAATTGAATTTTGGCAATAAAAAAGAGGGGGCAGATGCCCCCTCTTAATTAAATTTCATTCAGTGCTTCTTCGATTTCATTTACACGTTTCCTCTTTTCTACACGGTTCTGAATCTCATCACAGATGGAAGTGTATGTGTCCGAAGCCCAGTCCTTTACAAATTTACCAACATTATCCGCTTCGCAATCCTGCAAGCCAACAATAAGTTTTTCCATAGCCTTTGCCATTCGCCAATCACCGCAATTGGATGTGTTATGCTGTAAATCAGACTGCAAGCATCGAAGCTCCGCTTCTAACTCCTGTCTTTTTGCCTGTTTCTTCATCATTTCTTCAAATTCTTTTTCCATAATAGTTACCTCCAAACATTTCATTAAATTCCTTATACAAAGTGGTGAGCGGCTACTATGAGAGTATAAACCGAGGACGCACACCATTCCATGTATTGCCTGCACCACTGTAGTACGCACTGCCAGTGTCGTTGCAAACGCAGAAACGAGAAGAAGACGCTACATCTTTAAGACAGTACCATGATGTCCGACTATTCATTGCTCTTCTACTATTAACAAAAAGCGGCAACTGCACTTTCGCAATACCCGTATCATATCCGCTGGATGACCAAATAGGGGAACCGTAAACCTCAACTTCACTCATAAGCACAGCCTGTCTCATAGCCCAACCCCAATTATCACTGCACCCACTAGCCATTCCAAAACGATTTATGCCGGTTGCGTTGATGCTACTCGATAGTAATTCATCTGTTGTTTTCAGATGACTTCCAAACTCGGCATATAATTGCTGATTGATTGTTGCTCCACTAGCAGTAGAACCTTCTGTTGCAACTGCCCCTAAAACCGATTGATCCATCACTGACGCAACATATCCACCCTCCGTTGTGTTTGTTGCGTTCATAGCGTGTCTACCGAAATGCTGTATTCCTTCAAAGCCTTGACCAGGAACCATAACTGCATGGTGATAATTTACATATTTACCATCTTCACCATTATACATCATAGTATCCAAACCAGCGATTGTGACATACTGGCTACCAACAGTTCCATTAGTCGAATCTGGACAAGTAATTGCACGGGACATTTTAATATAATCTCCAACGTAAATATCTTCAAAAAGATCAAAACCATCCGTTCCGTTCAAACGCTTATAAAAAGTACCGTCTGTAATATACGATGTAATGTCTTTTTGAACAATTCTCGGAATGTTATGTGAAAAATTAGCTGTATTTTTCACGTCAAGCACTGCATCTACAACATTGTCGATCTTGTCCGAATATTTTTTACTTCCAACATCGTAAAAGGTATATTGCTTTTTGTATCCTCCCCTAACGACTGCGTTAAGAGTTACTTTGGTTCCGCTCTTAACAACCAGCGATACGGTCACTGTTCCGCTGTGAGTTCCCAGCTTTACGCTTTGCGTTTTAGCTTCATCCGTTCCGATTTCTACGCTATTACCTGCCGTGTCAGAAATCAAGTAATAAAATGTATTTGCTGACATTGATGAACTGATATTCCCAGCAAACCAAAGTGCGTCACTCAACGGGTTTGATACGGAGTAAAGCGGAATGGTAACGTCTTCCGTAGCCGTCCCGCTAACTCGATAGTAATTACCACCAAAGCCAGTTGAATTTCTGGGCGTCACTTTAATCCCCGATGTTGTTTGAGCGGATGAAATAAGCGAATCAAGAATATTTAAGTTTGTTTCATTTTTTTGGCTATATGTGTAATTTTCGCCGCTAATTGATTCTCCACCGTTAGGATCATATGAGCTTTCAGAACCGTTCACGACAATCGGAGGGGTAAGAATCGAAACGTCTCCTGCTATTGGTTCTATTTCTCTGTAGTAATCGATGGTAGCGTCTGCGAAAATTTGAATCTTTTTTGTTTTTACCTTATCTTCTAATGTCAATTTGTTCGTAAAATCCGAATAAACCGTCTTTGCATGAGCAAAGGCAAATACCTTTGTTGAAACTCCGTTAATGATTTTCTTCATCCATCCTGTTTTATAAGCCATAGTTGTTTACCTCCTAATCTGTAATATCTTCTCCAAGTTCTACTAAATTGTCTACATTTTCTCTCAACTCAGCCACATCTCCATTAAGGCTACCTGTATCACCTGTATATGGGACAAAGTCATCATAGGTAGCTGAAAAGTTTGTTGTAATCATTGGTTTAATAATTGCATTATTATATGTGACGCCCTCTACAGTTCGTACATTAAATAGAGTAATCAATGTGTCTTGCGTAACTGTAACTATATTATCTGTTACAGTTAAAGCGGTTACATTGTGGTATAGTTGTACGCGTAGGTTAACATAAGTTCCGGTAAGGGGCGTTAATTTAAAGCGTCCTACTTTATTTATAATAGGCGTATGACCTCCATAACTACCTTGTAAAAAAAAGTTTGCACCTGCACTAGCAGTACCTTTTAAAGTATAAGTACCATCCCCGTTATTGGTGCAAGTAACTCCATTTTTAGTAGTAGTTTCCAAAGTAGGCTTTAATAAGTTTACAGTGGTTTCTTTTCTTACATCACTAACTGTTTCTCCAATCTCATTTCCATCAATCGTGGTAGTGATAGGTGTTGCAAACTCATAGTAGAGATATTGACCTTGCATTGCTGATTTAAAAGCAGATGCATCTGTATAGGCAGAATCATACACATATACAGTACTATCAGTATCAACAGCTATACTCTTATCGTTGGCGTGTAAATATGTGCCATTTGCTGAATTAGTAATATATCCGTTGGTATAAATATTTGCTAGTACACTATTTAATTCTGGTGACTTAATAAGAGATAAAGCAGAACTCCTAAATCGTTCGTGATCGCTTGTAGCATCATAACGCCAATCTAAACTTCCTAAATCAACCCTACCAACCTTCTGTACAAACTTATTACCATTCACTTCATTCTGTACAGGGCATTCTTTAGGTACACTCCACCCCAGCATTTTAATTTCCGTTATTTCTGTGGATTGTGATGAAATGCTTTCTTTTACTTCTGTATCATCATATACTGTATCAGTAAATACTGCATTTTCTGGTACATCTTTTTTCACATAATGATTTCCAATTTGCAAAACAAGATTGTCAAGATTGGTTTTATCTTCATCGCGAAAAGAGTTTGTATCCTCCCACGACGACCACTGACCCTGCGCATAAACTCTTTCATACTTCTTAATTCCGGAAAAATCTGTTCTGCTGTTCTTATAAACAATTCCGGTTTGATAAACAACCGAAGAACGATTTGCGCTGTCCGTAGCTTGCAATACAATCCCAAAAAATGCAGTCCCATAATTTGCGGCATCGCTAGGAACACCATTTGCCGAAACGCTACTTCCATAAAATCCTGTGTAAAACTGTGTATTCCAATCTGTAATCTGAACACATTCTCTCGCCAACGCAAAAACATTTCTTTTCGAATCTGCATCGTATTCTACAGTAAGCCCACGACCAGCAATATTCATAGAATCTAAAATCTCCTGCTTCGCCTTACTCGCTTGCTGTGAATAGTATTTTGCGTTATCGGTATCCTCTCCATCACGAATACCGCTACTGCCTATCGCATAGCTTTGAGCCAATTTAGCATCGTTAGCGGCGTTTGTAGCACTTGTAGCGGCGTTGGAAGCATTGGTGTTAGAAGCATTTACATTACTAATTATATTTGCAAGATAATTCTCCTCAAGATACTCTTCCGTTATACTCCCCTTTACAAGATCTGCGCTAACCTCATAACCATCCTCATTTTTCGTTTTTGTAAAAGAAATTCTAAGACCGTTATTAAAGTTGTAATCTTGAATGAGTTTACTAACATCTGCAGTCCACTCCGTTCCATCATCGGTAGTCATTGTGATAACGCCATTACTATCCATTGAAAAAGAAACAGGGATTTTTTCGACATTAAAATCAACGCTGAAGCTTGTTCCGTCAAAAAACTTAAATGTCAAAATTCCTGTTTCTGCATCCCATGTTGGCGTTTCGGAAAGAAGCTTATTTGCTGAAGATTTATCAAGCTTTTTAACCTCCGATTCTGTATGAGCAATATCGAGATTGGCACACAAATCAGCAATAGCTTTATCCATTTTATTGAGATTGCCCTTATCAATTGGAGTTTTCAAGCTTTCAGACTTGTTTTCCCAGTTGATTCTCAAATAATCGACTTTTTGATAGTTTCCAGAAGAATCGTCCCCGCTAGGCAACGTACCACCATCCTGCAAATGCAGTCCTAAAAGGATTTGTGCCATATGCGAAATGTCAGAAGATTTTGTTTCTGAATAAACTGGTATCGAAACATTTGTCGACACACTGCCGCCAACAGAACCATATGCGCCAAATGAAGCATAATACATTGTCCCGTTATAATCAAAGCTCGCCGTTTTATTAGAAAGCGGATTTCCGTTATTGTAATTATCGCTATATGAATAGCAATAAGCTTCTGTGTTTGAAACAATCAGAGGATGCCAATACGTTCCGTCATTAGCAATCATTCCAATCGCCCACCATTCTTCTGTATCCGTTTTTTTCTTACAAGCATACTGATTAGCATTCTGCCTTATAAGAAAAGTCCCTAAATAATCAGAAGAAAGCACTTCTTGAGGTTCGCTTATCGAATATTTACTGTCCATTATTTACCTCCTTTAAAGTTTTTTCCAATATGAGTAATTAACTCTAATTGTTGCCAATGTTTTACTGCTAACAACTGCGCTTATCGTTTGGTTCGTAGGTGCTATGGCAACGGTTCCTATTTCAAAATCTGCCGATTCCAAATCTCCATTGCACATAGATGCAGGCATTGTTTGATCCACTCCGGGTGCTGAAATAATTAAAACCATGCTATTAGAGCTTAGTTCTTTTACTATGCTTCCGCATATGAGTTGGTTTCCGTTGATTACCAATGAATTTCCAGACATCGTACCACCGCAAGCCATATCTCCTTGAAAAACCCCGTCTCCATCTACATTAACCGAGCCATTTACGGATAAATCACCATCAGCAGAAACGGCAGAATCAATTTTTACTATAGACATTGGGTTTAGCGATGCATCATACCCATTTTCTTCAACGTGAATTTTCGATTCTATTTCTTGCTGTGTCGGCGTACCCATTTTGGTTGTATAAACAGTCTTTTTCAAACTTATGCCATCATAAGACACCTTTGTTTCGTCTCCGTTTTGATATGCGCTTTTACTTCCGGTTCCTGAATTATCATCAAGGTAAACTGTCTTATACTTTGTCGTAGAAAAACCGTTTTCTGTGTTCATTTCCGTGTCAGTCCACTCGACATCAGGAACAGAATCTAAGTCATCCGTAACGTCAACCCAATGTGCCCCGTTCCCAAGCTTAAACTGAAAAACTTCGGATGCAGACAGATTGAAGTAATAGTCTCCTATTTGCGGAGTAGAATCTAATTCTACCGTTCCACCGGGGACAGAAATATCTTTAGGTCTTCCTTCGCCAAAGAATTTTATGGCTAAATCTTCTCCGTTTATTTTTGCGCTTACGTTGTAATTGGATAATTTTATTAAACTTTCTGCACTTTTCGTGCTTTCAAGGTGAAGTTGACCGCCTACAAGCTCAAGTAATTCTTCCGCTGTCAAGCTTATGTTGTCAGAAGTGACGGTAAAATAATTTTTTCCGTCATCAGCATTTACGCCAAGCCCGACTTCGACCATCCGACCATTTTTATCAACCTTAAGGACAATCGCGCTAGAAGTTTGCTCAAAATGGCTCTGCTCTTTTTTTCCTAGATCAATCACATCGACAGACAGGCTGTCTATTGATTTTTGGATTTCAAGGCTTTTACCCATGTTTTGAATAAGCTCATCCCTCGTAGTCTGCTCATTAGCTCTAACCTTATTTCCCTTTGAATAAAACGTATCTCTTAATCCCTGAACGCCCGTAAGCGTTCTTGAAAGAATAGGCGAGACAACTCCATCTCTATTTTTTACAAGAGAATACCAATCGCCAACATCCATATAAGGCAACCCCTCAAGCGTAGTTTCGTTCGGTCGATAAACAAAGCCACTTAACACGCTTTGTATTCCTTTTCCGATACTTTTAAGCTCTTCTTTAGTTTTTCCGTAAAATAAAAAATTTGAAGAAATGATATACGGGTTACTTTCGTCATCACTAGAAGCAACACCGATGTCATCGGCGGACGACTTAATCGTCACGCATGTGATAGGCATCGTTTCATATTCTTCAAATTTTGTATTGATATACTGCGCTTTGTCTGTTTCTGCGCCGACATATTGAACGTTCGCTCCGCTTTCCGGGTATAAATCCTCTGCCGGGTATAAATCTTCTTCCGGGAATAACCCTGCCGCTTCCCTTGCGATTGCTTCCGCAAACTTACCGTTTCTATCAATGTAACCAAATGCTCCGTTTGCTTCGCAAATGCTCTTCAAAATCATTACTCCAGTCAAATTCCCTTGTGGAGACAATGTCTTTTTTGCTGTTTCATCGTCATTTATATAATTCCGTCCCACGAAATCAATCCCCAAATGATTTAAAATCTTCAATCGAAACTCGGCATATGAAATCGTTTCATTTTCCGCAAAAATGTTGTTATAAAACTCCGACACATCTTCTGACGCATCGTAGAGCGCGTCATATGCGATTATTTTCTTATAGTCCTTATCATCTACACACTTTGCGCTATCGACACGATATACACCCATAGGGATTGTTAAAACAGTTTCCCCTTCTGAATCTTCCACATCCATATAGCACTTAAATTCCAAGCCGGTTACGTCCTTGTCCATTACTTCTGATACTTCAAATTCAATACTAGAAGCGATGCAACCGCCCAAAGACAACTCTTCATCGCTACAGATAGATTGAGTGATTGTGACACTTTCTTGATGGATGATTTCGTTATCAATCGTCAAGTTGATATCATCAAAAACCATCCTGTATCCCTTGTAATATCCAGAAGAATAAAACATAGCTTTTTGTTCGTCTGTCAGATTAAGCATACGGCACCTCCTTAATACTCAATAAACTCCCACGAAATAGGCATATATGTTGGAACGCCCTCATAAGTACCTCCGTACTGAAATTGAACGTCCGGAACATAAAAAAATCCGTGGTCATAATCGTTAGTCCATTCGTTGAAATACCGTATCCTTATTTTCTTTTCTGGCAATCCGGCACAATCTTTTTGTTTCATACCGGTGGTAAGTATATTCATAAAAGAACGCATAGTGGTGTTTTTCATGTAAATGGTCGAAAATGCAATTCCGTCACGCATGTGTTGTAGCACATTTCTTTTAAGGCGACCGTTTGCATTAACATAGCTGTCTAAGTCCTGCGCTCTGCCGGGAGTGATATTAAGATTGTCGGCGGCAATGTACTTATCAATTTTTGTGTACTGATAATCACTGCCGGAATAACCGGTTGCTATCGAAACAAGACCTTTTGCTTTCTCAAATCCTGCCATTTTCTACCTCCAATTATTAAAGGTTAGCGGCTCTGAATAGACATAGCCGGAAATAAAAAAGAGCGGATATTGTTATCCACTCTTTTAATGCTTTTTTGAAATCAAATTCTAAAACTTTAATTTTTTTATTGTTTTTTCCTTGAAATAATCTCCATTTTTTCTGTATTTCAAAGAAAACTCTACGCTTTTCGGATTTTCAATGCCTTTCTTGGATGTCAGATCCGAAATATCTGCTGTTATAGTTGTTACTGATTTAGGATATACGCATACATCTTGTGTGTCGAATAAATAGTCTGTTTCCAAAGCCCATCCATCAACGGAAGCGTTTGTAAAATCCAAATTCGCATAATAGTTATTATTATTTATAACCGAGAAAACAAATTTATCAGAATCTAATTTTTCTTTCAAAATTACAAATCCGGATTTCTTTTTGGATCCTTTACCGCCAGAGAATTTATTTTCTCCTTTGAAATTATTCGTTTTGATTCTTATCTTTTTAGTGTAAAAATCTCTGTAATTTTTCGCATCATCGTACGCCCATATTACCAAATCTACATACTGTACTTTATCACCTTTAGACAGCCATCCATCTTCAAAGTCAACATCCATTGTCCCTTTTTTACCGCTTGGAACACTTGTAGAAAAACTGTATATATTACAGTTAGTCATTACTCCATTGATAGCCATAGAATGAATGTCAAAAGAAAAGTCTTTTTTGCTGTTGTTTTCTATTTCAAAAGAAAATCCTTCATCATCGCCACTTGTTATTGCTATATTGCACTTGTGACCGCTGTATATTTTTTTCAAATCATATTCTGTTTTCTTCTTTTCTTCGTTCTTTGTTTGCTGATTATCGGAAACTGTCTCTTGATTATAGTTTTTCCCTGCATCGTCATTATCGTTATCGTCTGTTATCCAACAAAAAAATCCAAGTACACAAATAACTAAAACGATGCTCCAAAGACAACCATGCTTCTTTTTCTCTTTTTTGATTTTCGGTGCAACATTTTGTTTTGTTGGCGATGGCTTCCAATCACTTTTCGGATTAATTTTCAGCCCATCATCTGTTTTCTGATTACTTTTCATAGAATATCCACAATGAGGACACGTTGCCGCTTTATCTGATACATCCCCGCCGCACTCCTTACATTTAATAATCATAGTATTTCTCCTTCCTGTTTTTAAAATTTACCCTATTATACACTACAAACAACAGATTGTCTATGCATAAAGCGGTCTGCCGTTTGATTTCTTAAATCTTTCGTTTGCATCGGTCGTAATTCTGACAATGTCACCGTCAGATACGCCCTCGACATAAAGAGCCTGTCCGTTTCCGCTGTTCATTTTGTTGATGGCAACAACCAGACTTGTAAGCACCGGAGTCATTACATTGTAAACAGCATCCGCAACGCCCTTAGATGTCGATGCAATAATCTGGTCATTGTTGATTACTTTTGTTCTATTGCCTTGCCTACCGACAAGCTCCGGTTTGCCGTTTTCTCTCGCATAAAAAAGCTCACCCATTTTTGGAGTACCACCGGTTTCAAACGTAGCAATGTGATTGATGTTAAACCCAAGAGTTCCACCGCCTAAAGCCTTTGGCAATTTCAATGAAATCTTATTGAGGTTATCAATGATTTTGCTGTTGATCCATCGTATCAGCGCGTTAATTCCACTTTTTAAAGTGTCCATAGAGAATATGCTTTTAATTTTTAAAGCCTTATCTCCCCACCAATCCTTAACATTTTTCCACCATTTAGATATTTCGCTGGCTTTTGTCGAAAGTTTCGACTTGACCGATACAGCCTTATCTCCCCACCAGTCTTTTACGTTACTCCACCATCCTGCAACTTTTTCTTTTGTTGCTTCAAACTTTGTTTTTACTTTCAGTGTTTTATTGCCCCAGTAATCTTCAACGTCAACCCACCAGTCTGCAAGACCTTGTTTCCACTCTTCCGGATCGTATGTAAATAAATCTTTGAATTTAAACTTGTAGGCATATTTTTTCTGCTCATCGGACATAATAGCGTCTCCGATTAATTTTCCTAGATTCCATCCTAAAAACGCTGCACCAACAGCTGCTGCTACACTTGCAAAAATGCTTGCTGCTGTAGCCGCTGCGCCGCTTGAAATAAAGCTACCAATTACTGATGGCACTTTTAATATTGCTTTTCCTATTCCTTTTGCCGCCGCTTTTGCAATCGTTCCAACGCCTACGCTTTCTACGCCTATAGCTTCCGCTATTTTGGTCATCACTTTTGTTGCAAGCGTTTTAAAAATTTCTTTTCCAAGTCCAGTGAATTTAAGTATTGCAAGAACGCCAATAATTGATGTTTCAATAGGAGCCGTTTCCATAGACCCTTTAATCGCTTTTGCAATAGCTTTTCCTATAGCAAGTGCAAGTTTCGCCAAGTCGATAGCAACCTTTCCGAAATCTATTCCGGAAAGAAAATCACCGATGCATTGACCGACATAATCCCAATCAACAGTATTAAGAGCCGTTGTTATCGTGGTCACAAATCCACTGAAAGTATTGCTTATCGTTTTTCCGAGCTTTTTCCATCCGCTTTTTCCGAACCCTTTAAAAAATCCGTTTATTCCATCGCCTATCTTTGTGCCTAAATCTTTCCAAGTCTCCTTATTAGATACCAAAGTATAAAGAGCATTCACCATAGAATTGACAAGTTTTCCGAAATTTTCCCCGATTCCTTTAGTATCAATCCCCTTTATCAGCTCTCCTATGCGTTTAGCAATCAAATCCCAGTGAATGCGATTTAATGCTGATGTCATTGCTGTAAGAACGCCATTTGCCATATTATTAAATGCATCAGCAGTAAGACCGGCATCCCAAGTCGTAAAAAATCCGTTGATGCCAATTCCCAAGTTTCTTCCAAATTCATCCCAACTAAAAGTTGTCGCAAAGCTGTTTAAGCCAGTAAGGACTGTATTCAGAGAATTTGCAATAGTGCTTCCTAAATCAGAAAAAAGTCTTGCTCCCTCGCCTCCTGCAAAAAGTCCGTTAAGAAACGATGCCAGCCCCGTTCCAAATCCTGCCGCTTTTTGATAAATGGATTTCCAGTCAATATCCTCCATAGCCTTTGACAATGTTGTAGAAATCTTCTTACCAAGCTTTTCAAGTGTATCAATATCACTTTCAAATTTCTTGAAAATACTGTCTTTCTGCTTCCATTTTCCTCCACTTCCAGAGCCAATGTTGGATAGTTCACCAACGCTAGTGCCACTACCCTTTCCGGCACCGTCATTATCCTTGTCTTTTGAGGATGTAAGGTTATTCAGACGGTCAAAACCCTGCAACTGCTTATTAAACTCTTTCTGTGCTTTTGTAGCCTTTTTGGTGGCATCAGCTGTATCGTTTGCTCCGTCAGCGGCATCTTCCATATCATCCTTGTAATTTTGGGTAACGCCGCCGCCCTCTTCGTATTCCCATCCGAAAATCTTTCCAAGTGCGTCTCTGGCTGACTTTGCAAACTTATCCAGCTGAATCAAAGTGCTGTTCATAGCCTTTACAAATGGCTTAAAAGCGTTAATCGCAATTTGACCAATCGTAGAGCCTAACTGTTGAAAATTCTGCTGCAACATACGGGTTTGGTTCGCCCAGGTATTAGATGTCCTAGCAAAATCCCCCTGTGCGGCACCGGTTTGTGAAATCACATACTGATAGCGGAGCATTGTCTTTTCCGCTTGTGACATAGATTTAATATTGGCATCTATGCCCTGCTTATGCGCCCACTCTTGAAGAGTTGCTTGCGTAAGGTCGATTCCGTATTTTCTTAGCGGCTGTGTTGTCCCGGTAAACACGGACTGCATAGACTTGGCTACCTTTTCTTGGTCTTCATTGTAAAAAGATGCCATATCCGCAGACAGCTTTGTCAACTCTACAGACATTCCGGACATTTTCTTTTGTGAAAATCCGACTGCTGTTCCCATCGCTTGGAAACGTCCGGCGATCTGCTTTGCTGTCAATTCAGACATACCGTAGTCTTGAATAGACGTTTTTGCCAAATCTTCAATCTTGCTTTTATACTTTCCGAATCCAACATCAACGACATTCTGAACCTCTGTCAAATTAGAGGAATAGTCCATTGCAGACTTTAGACCGTTGAAAGCTCCCTTTGCCGCATTTACCCCGATAACAAGTTTTGTAAGCTTGGATGCAATGCCGCCGAATCCACTGCTTAATTTTCTTTGAGAAGAAAATCCGTTTTTTATTCTGGAAAAGAAAGAGCCGATAGAAGCACTGGAAGCTTTTATGTTTTTCCCGATATTAGAAAAAGCCGCAATCATACGTTTTTGGAAAGAACCGGCATCTTTTCCAGTATCATTCAGTGTTTTTTTATAAGTCTTAAGCTCTGATTCCGCTTTTACAAGCTCTTGATATGATTTATCAAAGCCCTCGTTTCCGAAGCCGATACCTGCAGATTGCATCTTTTTAAGGTTCGCCCTTAATTTGCTTACTTTTGCATCTAAACTGTCTGTTTCTGTAATGTCGGTAGTGATTCCTTTTGCTTTCTGATTAAGCGCCGCCTTATACCTCTTTGCTTCGTCCGTAACTTTTGCCAAAGCCATATATGCAGTATCCCATTCAGATGTACCCATTCCGAGACCGCTTTGCTCAACACTAGCCAAATACGATTTAGCATCCTGCACCATAGCGGTATATCTCGAAATGCCATCCAAATTAGGATTAAGACCGGATTTTAACTCTTCCTTATAGTCTCTTACCTTTTTATCAAGCTTTTCAACAGCTAAATAGGCATCGTTCCACTCTTTATCTCCGGCAGAATATCCTTGACTTGATAATTCCTTGAGACGTTGCTTTGCATTATTAAGAGCGTCGCCGTACTCATTTGTACTCTTTTCCGCTTTTTTAGTTTCTTCAATGGTCTGCATCAAAGAATCAGAATATCCAACCGCTGATTTCGGAATATAGGAAGTCTTTGGCTGTGCGGCTTTGGTATCTTTCAGACTGCCATTATCACTGCGGTTAATCTGAATCTGCTTTTGCGAGGTCGCCATTTCTTTCATTTTCTTTGAAAGAGCATCCATTTTGTTAATGGTTTCAGCAATATCGTACTGCATATTCACAAAGGAGCTTTTACCAGTAGATGCACTACCGGTAGCCAGTGCCTTTTTCTCTTTTTCTGATAAATTATCCAGCTTCGCAGAAAGCTTGTCATACTCTTTCTGTAATTGTACGGTAGAACCCTCAAATTTAGTGTCCTTTCCGATTTCGGAAAACTTTTCTTGTAATGCGCTAATGGCAGCCATGCCGGTTTTTGTGTCTACACTGACTTTTGTCTTTCTCTTTCCGAGATTTTTTACAGACTTATCAATCCCATCGATAGCGGCTTTGGTGTCTTTCAGACCGCCGTTTTTAGCAATACCATTGATATTTTTAGCAAAATTGCCAAGTGCAGATGTATTAACTCCTCCGATCGCGGAAGAAACCGCACCAAGCTTTTTTATAAGGCTATCAAGTGCGGCATTTGCCTTTTTCGCACTCGCTTCAATTTCTAACTCTAAGCTTTCCTCTGTAGCCATTACCGCACCCCACTTTCATTACTGTGCCTTGTTGTATGCCAAAACAGAATCTACGATTGCCTGTGCAATCTTATCCTTTGACTTTTTGTAAAGGTCGAAATCGTCCGGATCAGTCACAAAACAAACTTCAATCAACAATGCCGGTCTGTTTGTCTGGTTAAGGAACCAAAGATTCTGCGTAGCCTTAACTCCACGATTTGTAAATCCAATTTTGGAAATCTTATTACAAATTCTTTTAGCCAAATCGCCACGAACGCCGTCTGTATTTCTTACCCAAACCTCTGTACCAACATTTTTCTTATCTCTCATTTTTTGATGATTAGCTGCGTTGAAGTGAATAGAAATATCAACGTCTCTTTTCTTTGAATTGCACTTTGCACAGATCTTACGAAGAACGTCATTTTGACTTGTTCCGTTATTCACTGTACAGTTGTAAGCCTTAATTCCGTTCTTTTTCAGAAGCTTTACTACCTTTTTTGTAATGACTCTGTCTTCCTTACTTTCGTCAATGTAATCACTGGCACCGCAGGCAATCTTTCCTTGCGGATTATGACCACCGTGTACTGTTACCGCTGTAATCTTTGCCATCTTTATTATTCCTCCATTCAAAAAAAGACGGCGGGGCTTTTACACCTCGCCGTTACTTTCCATTAGTTTTTTACTCTGAATTTCAAGCTTATGATTTGCACGTCTTGTAAGTGCATCCAGCCTTCTCATTTCCGCTTCTTCTTCATTATTTTTGGTTTTGTCAGAATCTTTATCTGCTTCAACGTTTGAATAAAAAGGCTTCTCCGGATATTTTATCTTGTCACCATTAAATGCACTTCCGATTGAAAATTGCGTGTAAAAACCAATAAGCCAAGCTAAAAACTCTTTATCATCGTTTTCACTTTTTAATTTGTCGTTATATGCTGTAATTCTTCGATTTATCGCCGCCGGAGTCATATGAAAAAAATCATACTCTGTCAATCCGATTTTCAATGCTGCCGGCAACAAATCTTCAATTACTCGCTCTCGGAAACTTTTGGCTGCTTCTTCTTGTGATCCTGTGGTTTCTTTGGCTCTTTCTCCTCGGTCATCGGAGACATCATCTCTTCCAGACCGATCAGTTTGAAAAAACCATCTTCACCCATCTGATCTAACAACATTTCCATAACAGACCAGAAATTTCCGTTGTTTTCCTTGATATAACTTTTCAAAAGGATTTTAGCCGTTTTCTTATCCGGCACCTCGCCGTCTCCCTCTTCCGTTCCGTGATGCTCCATAAGACCTGCATAGAACATAGAAAGAGCAACTTGAGGAATGTCAGAAATTCCTTTGAATTTTGCCTTAATGCTATCAGCATTATCGCCATCTTCATTAACTGCCGTCATAAGATTGATTACTTTCTCTGTACACTCACCATACAGCGAAGCTTCTACAGAAAATTCAATCTTATAATCTTTTCCAGAAATATTTAAAACCTTATACATTTTACCTATCCTTTCCCTCCCTTTTTATAAGGGAAAGGGGCAGTCCGAAAACCGCCCCTTATAAACTAATTATTAAGCTCTGTATCATCTACGGCTGATTCGTCATAGCCAGCCACAGCCTTTTCACTACTTGTTTCAGACTGGCTATTTATTCCCCCGAGTGCTCGGTAGGAGTTACAGCCGCATCCTCTCCCTTAAGCTCGTCTGTGATACAATTCATCTGCATTGTAAGAAGTCCGTTCTGCTCTTTTGCAGTCTTTGGGATTCTAGCAGGAGGAGACGCAACGATAAACTCCGCATTTGTAAGACCCTCTGTAATTTCTTGAAACCAAACTCTTTTACCTGCTGCTTTAGCCGTCTGTGCTTCACTGATCAGATCAGTCCATTCTTTGACCGTTTGGTCTGTTTTGTTTACCGTAACAACGTAATTTTCCGTTACGGTATCTCTACCGGCAATATTTCTCGTCTGCTTATCTTCCAGTGCAGAAGAGTCAATAGCTTCCGGCTCAACCGTCACTTCGTCAATGGAGTTAATTCTGTGAAGCAACGTAAATTTAGTGGGTTTTTGACCAGCCACCGTTTCAATTCCATAAGACAGAGTGGTGCCGTTGGTACTAACACCAGCCACATAAGATGTATTATCTGCCATTATTTACCTCTCTTTCTACCGCTAATTATTGCGGTCAGCGAACATTTCAATAAATGCCCGGTACATAGTTACAAAATCTTGTCGTTTGCACCATATAAACGCCTGAAACGCATCGTGCATGTATATATGCCGTCAGACTTTCCATAAATCGGCATACCAACAACGTCAAATCTCAATTCCTTAAAAACATTCGCTACGGTTGCCGTTACCAATCGAACATCTGAACCGCTTGTATTTGAAGAAATATCGACTTGTATAGTTTCCAAAACTGCATTAACGGTTTGACCGTCAAGCGTTTGTCCCTGTTCCAATCCCGACAGTTCGTGAATGTAAACCGTTGGAAAAATAGGTTTCTGATTCGTTTCTCCTTCATCCGTGATATACACATCCGGGAATTTCTTTTGCAAAATAGGCTCTGCTCTGGATTTCACAACATAAAAAATCGTGTTTCCAAGTTCAAACGCCCAACTGTTATCCACCATCAGCTAAACACCTCCTTGAAAATCTTTTCATATTGCGAAATAATCTCCATACTAGCCTTATAAATAGGCATTGTTGATTTAATACCTTTTGAGTAGTGCCACTTATTATCCTCGCCGAGGTAATACCATCCATCTTCAAAGGCGTGTATTTGCCCCGGATATGTTCCGACACCATATCCCATATCGTTTGCTTTCGGGTTAGGCTCCGGGTTGTAATGGATACCGGCACCAAATTCCACCGCTAAAACCGTGTAGAACGGATCTCTGTCTTTTACCCCATGTACTTTACCCGTAGCAATCAAAACGGCTTTACAGCCCATTTTAGACGGTTCTCTGTCTATGCTAAGAGTTATTTGATTCCCGATGGGGCTTTCATTGATTGCTTGTATCGCTACTTGCTCTCCAATTTTTGCTAACCGGTCAACATACTCTTCGCATTTTCTATTGATATCAGATTTATATTTTTCAATCTGCTTTATCGCTTTTTGAATAGATTTCTGCGACAACCCCATTTTTACCTTCATAAAAACCGCCTACTTTGTTGTTTTCTGCAAAAGAAAAAGGTCTACTGTCAATCCTTCGTCAGCCACACCTTTGACGATGTAGTCAGCAGTTAAGATATCAACAAGACCTTCTTTCGTATGCTCCACATCAGATTTTTTCCAAATATAATCGCCGGACTTTATCGGCAAATAACCCTTGTCTGTCGTGATCTGGCAGTAAGATGTGCTATCATCAATTCCAAACTCTTTGACAAGAACCTCTGACAGCTTATTGCTAATATTCGCCATAAACGATACCGGATCTGAAAATCCATCCACTTTTTTTGTGTAGTAGATTTTTTCGCCGTCTGACGTTTCGTAAAATTTACGATTTCCGTCATCATCCGTCTCATAAATGGTTATTTTCTGACCGGAACGGGAATATTTCATTTTCTGTTTGTTAGCCTTTAAGCTCATTTGCATCTTCCTCCGGGAGTCCGGCAACGCTTGTCAGCAAAGATACCAGTCCGGCAAGAACAGAAGCCGATACTACTACTTTCCAATCTACCGCACTAAGAACCATACTTGAACCGATTACACCGATTGCCGTTTGTGCAACTGTCTTTACCGCTCTGATTCCTGCTTTCTTCGCCCAGTCTTTCCAATCTCTCATTTACGATGCCCCCTTACCATTGATACGTTCCGCAATTTCGTTAATACGATGATGAGCTTGCTTGGTGCTTTCTTCGACAACCGTAATTCTTTTATCGTGATCATCAAGCTCATTTTTCATCTCAGAACGCTCATTTTTCATTTCTTTGATAGTGTCTAAGATTGTATCAAGTTTCATATTGATTCTCGTATTCTCTTTTACTCTATCTTCGATTTCCTTAGTGTCTGTATGTTTACTGTTTTTTGCATTGTAACTCAAGCTAAAAAAGCCGAAAAAGACGGAAAAAACGACCGAAACGCCGCTTATAATAATTGGTATGATATTCATATATACCGCCTTTCATAAAAAATGGCACGCCGCCCACCACCCTTAAAGCGTGCCGCCTGCTACCATTTTGTTGGACTAAACAAAATCGCAACGCACAATCTTCTATAAGACTTTAGCAAACGGGAAAACTCCTGCCAGTAATTCTTTTCTGTCCTTCCAATTACGACTAATGCCGTTTTCGGAATAAGAAGACATATATGATTCGCCGGCTTGCGAATAATCATACACAGCAAGGTTGACAATGATTGATTGATATTTCTTCATGTCTTCGTCTATTCGCTCATCGGTATAACTATCCGGATAATTTCTTAATGTCCTTATTTCTTCCGTTGCCTGCTCTATAAGCTGTTCGATAAGAGGGTTTTCCTCATTTTTGTCAAAAACAACAACGTCAGAAGTGGTATCATCGCCGTTATCAACTGTATCAATATGAAATTGTTCTAATCGGATTTTCACCTGCTCTAACGTGCTGTATTTCGTCATATGGATGCCTCCTACAAACCAAGCTTATCGATCAAAAGCTTTTTAAGGTCTGCCCCCGTGTAGGTGTCAGCCTCTTCAATATCAAGTTCTTTTGCCAGTTTCTTCAAATCAGCCGTACTCATACGTTTGATTTCTGTTTTTGTATAGCTTTTTTCTCCAGTGACATTTTCCGGTGGATTCATATACTGTGAAAAATCTTCATCATCCACATACTGAATCAAAGGCTTTCCTTGCAAATTATATTTACTTCCAAGCTCTTCGTATCTTTTTGTCGGAAATTCAGCCCCTTCCCGTGGGTAAACATCACCCACGTTATAGGGATGTGAATTATCTTTTAAGTCAGTGAAGAAATGTATTACTCGATACATCAGATCACTCCTTATGCTCCAGTGTTTTTAGTCTCTGTTCCCGCTGTGCTTGCTTCTGCTGTTGCTGAAATTGTACCGACAACAACTCCATCAATATACTCCGCAAAAAGAGTAAGACCAGAAATAACGATATCCTCCGCCGTCATATGCTTATAATCCGCCTCTTCATGAATGCCGATAAGACCGGTTGCGTCAGACATAAAATCAAACGCATTGTCAAGATCAGCACCATTAACAGGGATGTAATACAGCACAATGTTCTGCTTTGCAGTCGCATAGATCTTTCCTTTAGGAACAGAGCTGTTGAAAATAACAGTTCCAAGTCCGAGGAAATCTTCTACATAACGCATACCAAATGCAGTCTGCGTGGTAATCGCTGCTGTAGAAAGATAATCTGCAGCGTCAAGAGGATTAACAAAATAAACAGAATCAATTTCATCATCCTCAAACTTCACCTGTAACTGTCCCCACGCCTGTGCGAGAGTAGCCTGCAATCCTACTCCGGTTGCAACGCCTGTTCCCGTTTTAAGAAATTCAAAGAAGTCCTTACGAACATCTTTCTGTGCATCACGAAGCATTGCATCTGTAGTCATTTCAACCGCCTGGTCATATCCTCTTTCAACAATTGCTTCTGCCGATGTGGCTTTTCTCCACTTTTTCAGGACAATCTCCTTGTAAGACACTGGATCTACCTTATACTTAGAAAGAGGAATCAGATCTCCTTCTGCAACGGTACCGCTCTCAAGTGTTCCGGTAGCCTTGTATGTCTTTAACACGGTTCCTGCCGTCTTTGGAATCTTTCTTGTAACTCCAAGCGCTTCCATGAGTTTCTTAATTGAGTATCCAAACATCTCAACAAACTCAATTTCTCTCGCTCTTGCGAGATCTGCCTTTTTGATTAAATTCTCTTCTGCTGCCATTTTAGTCCTCCTTAAATATTAAAAAGTTCTGGATTCTCGGCAATCGCTTGTCTTCTTTGACTTCTGTCTGTGATTGCCATAATCTGCTCTTTTGTAAGACCGCTGTAGCTTCCTGCGTTTACCCTTGGTCGTGACTTCTGCCACTCCGCTTTAGCGGTAGCAACCGCTGCCTTCACTTCGTTATCAATCAACTGTGCAATGGAAACGTGATCGCAATCAGCGACGGCTTCAATTAAGCTTTCAACAGCATTTTCAGAAATGTTTTTGTATGCAGAAACCGCCTTAATATGATTAAGTTCTTTTAATGTTTCCTCATACTGCTCCTTCTGCTGTCTTTCTGCTTCCGCTTTTGCTTCTGCTTCCTGCTCCTCTGCCGTCTGCTTTGCCCTCAAAGCCTTTGTGACTTCTCCCTTTTCCCTCAAAGCTTTATCTAATGCCTGCTTATTTTTGACTGCATTCGCTTTTTCGGTAGCAAGTTGAGCCATAAGCTCTTCAACAGTAGGAGTTTTGTCTTCCGACTGCTGCTCCGGCTTACTTTGTTGTTGGGTTTCGGTATTTGTGCTTTGTACATTAGGTTCAGTTTTTGTTGCTGTGATCTCTTCCATTTTGATTACCTCGTTTCTTTCTGTGTTTATTAGCTTCTCTGCTATCTTGTGTTTTTTAACGTGCTTCTCTGCACATATAAAAACCGCCTTGTCTCTTATGACCGGCGGTAAATTATCAAAAATATTTAATTTTGCATTTGCAATATCCATTACTTATCTACCCTGCTTTTATCAATCATAGGGCTATTTCCAATTTGATCGCTCAAATCTCCCATTATTCTTTCGCTGTCTGGTTGTTTTTCTCCATCTCCTCCTTCTCCAGCATCCGCTTTGGATGTTTCTGTTTTGTCAAAAATGCTTGATTGATATTTTTCAATCAAATCTTTGCTCCCCTCCCAAACTTCGTTAGGATCATCAAAGAACGAAATGCCATTCAGCACATAATCGCCGCGTATTCCATGACTGAGAAGTGTTGCCATAGCATTCACTTTTGTTGTCATCTCATATGTTTTTTGCCGCTTAATATTTGGCTCTACATCCGCAATAGTAAGCTTTCTTAAATCACTATCTTGAGGAACAAAAGAAGATTCTCTAATCGCTGCTAATACAATTTCTACTTCTTCTAATTTAGAAGAATCCAGCAACATCTGCTGTTTTGCAGCAGCCGTTTCCGCTTGTGACCATCCTGTTGCATCAGACATTGCCACACCGGTGCTTCCTCCGCTTGATTCATTTCTTTGCGGAACATTGCATTTTTGCAAAATCAGTTGTCGCCGAGTTGTTATATTATTTAGCATTCCGTCATAATCATAATCAATGCTAAGCGGATTTATGAATGGCTGTTTTCCATCTGCCGATGTGTAAGTCATTACCCATTCATTTGTTTTTGGCTTGCTTATTTTTCTTGTTTCTGTTCCATCCTCATTTTTGATTATGATTTCCGGAAACTCAATATCATTTCCATGCCATATAGCCTGTGTGTTTTGATCAACGTCATTTGAAAAATCCGAAATCATAAGATTCAGATTATCCATTTCCGAAATTTGTCTTTCAAAAACCCCCATTCGGTCATACGATCTGAAATATTCAACCATTGGAACAACACCGAGAGTATTCATTTCTCCGCTTCGTTCCGAATGCTGCCACGCTTCACGATTTGTAATATCTCCATTGGATATTTCTTGCAGATTGACAATTTCATATCTTCTGTCTTTCGTCCAACAGGTAAAATAGTTATTTCCCGTCAACCTATCGTGTCGGTATGTAACTCCGAGCATTACCCTATGATCTGTGTAATAGCTGGACCGAACAACAAATGATGTTCTTGGGTCTAAAACGTCATATGTGAAGAAGCTTTTTCCTTCTCTCCAATCTGTATTTACATCAATAAGGACATTGCAAATACCACATATAACGACAAATCTTCCGCATTCCTGCGTTTTGGTTCTTATTTTAGCCATTTCATAATTTTTATTTAATTCAGAAATAGCACCCGACTTCCATTCTTCTTTCCCGTCACCGTTTTGAACAAGCGTCATCGGAGACCCGAAAGAATATCCACACCAAAATTCCGTTGCTTCGTTCGCCACATTGTCTACGCACTGACAATCAATGTCTGTTCTTGTCATTTTCTTTCTTTGAAGAGGTTGTTTCCCCTTGTCGTAGTCAATCAAAAACTGCATTCTCGTTGCGTTTTGAGTATGCTTAGCAAAAACATCCCGCAAAACATCAAGTACATTTTCACTTGTTATTTCCGGATAATCCGTATAAAGAATTTCTCTTCCCATTTGCATACTCAAAACACCTCTTCTAAATCAAAAAAATGTCATACCGCTCGAAGTTTCCCTCACAGGCAACTTTTTAATCTCTCTTTTTCCTGTTTCCGGATAATAAATAACACGCTTTACGCATTTATTGCACCGGCAAACAATATTCATCGTCCCTCTCCCGTCATAAGTTCCAACTTTACGACCGCAATTAGGACAATATATCGTTCTTTTTACATACTCCATAAAATACCTCTTTTTCAAACGAAAAAAGGACACCTAAACGGTGTCCTTTTTGCATTACAGGAGTCAAAAATGAGTCAATCTATTGCAATTTCCTCAGAATACAGTTTACCATATATTGTGGTGTACTGTCAAGTGTTATACAATATTTTGTGCTTTTTCATCTAATCTCTCCAACGCTATTTTATGTGCTTTTTTTACAGCTCTTTCTTTTATTCCATAATCTTGAGAAATTTTTTTGTTTTTTTCAAACAAAATATATTTTCTAAAAATTAAATCCCTATCCCGTGGCTTATCTAAAAGCATTATAAAATCTACTGCTTCATTTTTTCTATCACCAAACACATCTTTCATTCTTTCAATTTCTCGTTCTAATTCATCTATTTTAGCAATCAATGTCCCTATTTTATCAAAATTAGGACTTGACTGCACTTTCTCTCCGTTGTTTATAGCAGGTATGCTTTTTGACATTATTTTTAATTCGTGTAAATCCATTTTTTTTTCGTTAATATCATCGTTCATTTTTCTTATTTCTTGTAAATATTCTTTACTATTCATCTCAACACCTCCTATATTGGACTTGGTATAATTACAGTTTTTCTTGCTTTTTTAGGACTGTAAATCATGTCACAAAGCTGTGCAGTAGAATCAATACCGTCATCGTGCTTCATTTTCCCTTCATAAGTGCATGAAATTACATTCTGAAAATATTTTTTATATTCTTTTTTCTGAAATTTCGGATTTATAAATTTCAATTTTCTAATTTCTGGTGCGTGATTTTTTATTCTATCCATTTTTGCCGTCTGATTATCTGCCGGATCATGCGTTACATTGATCGGGTAACCGTCAGCATTCCATATTTTTTCACATTCCATGCGATATCCATATGTTGATTTCGTTTCCTCAAAATGCACTTCTGCTGTTTTGTTTTTAAATTTATCCAAATGGTCTTCCATTCTGCTTGTGACTTCCGGTATAGTAACTTCTTTATCTCCATCATTGTAAACAACGTCTGTTATGTAATGATCTCCGTTAATCTCATAGCAGATTGGCATTGAAACAAAATCTCCGCCACCATATGCTGGATCGTTTGCAGCGAATATCCTATCCGGTCTAATCCCTTCGATTTCATTCGGATTATAGAAATCCATATTATCAATATTAAAAATCTGTCCTTTTCTTTCTATAGGCTCCTGCTGATATTGAGCAAGCCAAGAAGCCATATCGTCGTTATTTTCAAAAGAAGACATTCTTCTCTTATAATCCAATGTTGTAAATCCTAAATTGTATGGATAGTCAAAATTACTTTCTCCGTTTTCGTTTAATGCCGGAATAATTATTTCCCTGTGTCTTATTCCTGCATACTCCGGATCATTAAGCAGCAAATCCAGCCTTCTTCCTTGCACATCTTTTGGGGCCCATCTGGTTCCTATGCCTATAAGCTTTGCTTTTCCCGGTTTAATCCTTGGCATAAAGTTATTGTCAAACTTTCCCCATACCGTTGTTTGTCTATTTTCGCTCAACGCTTCGTCAATACCGCTGAAAAGGTCGTCGTAAATTCCTAAACCGTCACAATCACACGCTCCATTCAAAGTTCCGTATATTGATCGCATCGTAAATGTCGGATACGTCTTTTTTCTGTTTATGTCTATAGTCAAATCTTTTCCGTCAGTCAATCCATCTATTTTATTATCCGGATATATTTCATTGTATGTGTATGTCGGATCTGTAATCATTTCCTTTGTTCCGTCATAAAAACCGCCGGTTATCTTGTCCGAGTATGCAGAATAAAGATTCGCTCTTTCTGGTCTATTGGAACCAAACCATAAATTTCCCATTTTTACAATTTGTGTCTTTCCTATACGACCAGGGCAAAAAACCATTCCTTCATCTAACTTATCATCGTATAAATCCTGTATTAAAAGTGTCACTTCTCTTAATGGATTTATTCTGTTTTGATAAAATCTTTCCTCCACCGGTCTGTTTTTTTCCATATAAAGCATAAAGCTCTCAAATTTATAGTGAGATTCCATAAGAAGCATTTCATAGATTTGATCTACCAGCTCTATTGATCCCATTTCCTTTTCTTGAGAAATTTTTTCCAATTCCCAAACATCGAAATTAAACTGATTTTTACAAAACTGGTTTATAATATTTTTTGTCCGTTTTGTGCATTCTGACATTATTCCTATTTTCTTTTCTTCTTGAGCCGCATAGCACGTCTCGATATAACATTGGATTATGTTTTCGTCAATTCCATTTCTGGTAATATACTTTTCGCAATCAGAAATCAGATTTTCTAATTCAGACATAAAGAAAAGCACCTCGCTTTCACAGCAAAGGTGCTTATATACCTCTGCCTATAATTTTTCTAGGGTAGCGACTACAATCAATATGCAGCCGGTAATATCACTTAATCAATGTCTGCAATGCTTTCTACAAAACAATTGTAAATAAATATATCTCTTGCCATCGAAGTCAAACTTAACATACCCACCATCATTTGTATCAATATCAATCTTTCCTTTATATGTTGCAAGCTCTTTACCATCTGCCGTATATACAGTAATTGTTCTCTTCATACCACCATTTACATCACTCTTTATGTCCGTTACCTTTCTGTCCCATGACGCACATCCAGTCATTCCAAAACACAATGTTAATCCTAATACTACAGATAAAATTTTCTTCTTCATAATAATTCCTTTCCGCTGATATCAGCAATTAAATTATTTTTCTACTTCATCTATTCTTTTTTCAAGAATATTTATACAATTTCTCATTTTTTCCCCGTCTTTTTCCGAAAGATATTCAACGCCAGTAGTTCCTATTTTCCATGATATATCTTTTAAAAACTGTATCGCTTCCTGTATATTATTCATTACTCATAAACCTCTCAAAATCTTCCCTACACTTAGGGCATAAATCATATCTCACATGTTTTCTGAATGTATCGTAAACTATATTAGTCCCCCAAGCACCGTTTGCATATTGTTTTTTTTCAGAAACATAGTCTCTATCCGTTTCTTCAATAAGCATATCAATTTCTGCTTTCGTTCCAACCTTGGAAATAACCGTTTTTATGCTTTTTGGAAAACTATCAAATTCCGTGCCACATCTATCGCATTGATAAACTTCTTTTTTCATTTTTTATCTCCTTAAAATATGCCGCGGAGCCGTTGCAATCTGCTCCATCTCTTTTAACCGTTACGTCATTTACGCAAGGCGCGTGGGTGCAACGCAGTTCCCCACCTCCGGCATGTCCATTTTACAATCCGTTACAATGTACCGTGAATCCACCGTCCATATACTCTTTCACTGCTTTTCGCAACGCAGGCTTTGACTTATATTTCTTTCTTAGCATAATAGCCACGCCTTTTTTCTCAATAGCATAAATTCCAAACGGAACGGTATCACTGGCGATTTTCAGAAGTTCATTAAACTGAACAATAGAAAGTCCCTCATAAATGCTTTTTCCTATATTGACCGTCATATAATCCCTCCTACACCTTGTATATCGCTCATATTCAAGCGATTTTATTCTTTATGCGCAATTCCCTGCTTTTGTCCTAAAATTGATTTACGGTTAAATTAAACACCGTCCAAATCCGTAATGATAACCATTCTCTCAAAATTATCTTCCATAGCCTTATTGAAAGTCTTTGTTGCATAAAGAAATTCACCGGTATAAAAATCTGTCACCGCATATCTATATTCCGGATAAAGGTCAGATTTTATCTTTTCCAAAGTCTTTTCCGTCTTTTTGATTGCATTTCCTGTTCCAAACATCGCTAAATCCTCACAATTTCGTCAAGATCGTAATTATCTCTGACATAATCAACAACCTCGCTCAATCTGTTTTTTACAAATTCATCATTAGCAATTTCCGGCAAACAATGAAATGTGCAGCTATTCTCTTTCCCGTACCTTTTATACTTCCTGTAATCAAATGTCATATAAAAAATCGGTATTTGCGTCAGATTTTTCGTTTTTCTGCAAAGCCAATGGTTAAAAATCCATTCAATCATCGTTTTCCTCCATACACAAAACTAATTTCACAATTTCTAAACACTTTTCACGATTTTCTTCATCGGTGCAACATCCAAAAGCGTTATACCGACAATCTTGGAAGTGGCAGCTATAATCTTTTGGTGCAATATCAGAAAAATTCATATTTCTCCTAACTCATTACAAATTGTGCCAGTTTCAAAAGATACTTTTTGTTACAAAAATGAGCTATGCTATAATCTGTCTTACCATTGTGGCTTCTAGCAAAGTGCAATCTTACCATTTCTTCCAACGGCATTGTTCCATCTTCTTTTGGTTTTGAAAAATCAAACTCCTCAAAATGATTAAACTCTTTATCGTTTATATGGGATAAAGCTGAACATACGTCAATCAGCGTTTCATTTCTCAATATCGGATGTGTCTTCCCTGTTTTCTCTGTAAACAAATCCATGTAAAGATTAAAAGCATTATTTACTGCTTCTTTCAAATCACCATGACCGATAGATACATCGCAGATATCATAAAAACGTTTAGACATGTCCTGTTGCTTTTTCTGCAATTCCGATTTTGTGAGTTTTGGTTTTTCATCATTTTCTGAAAATGATGTATTTACCTTTCCATCATCGTTAGATGATGTATTATCCTCTATGTAGTCTTTGTATGTATTCTCTGTAGTAGTCTCTGGTATTGCTTTGCTGAGATTGCCATGTCCATCTGTGCAATTTGCCATGTCGTGAACGCAATCTGCCATATCGTAATTGTCAACAAGACTTTGCAGCTTTTCATAGTCAATGGAATACCACTTTGTCTTGTCAATTTTCATTTTGTTATAATTAGCTGTAATAACAATGCCTTTTTTCTCCAGACTGGTTATTGTTCTTCTGATCGTGTCTACTGACCAAAAATCAAAATCGGTTTCTTTCCACGACTGATATGTATTAAAAATCCAGTATCTTCCATCACGAAAATTTTTATCTGCCTTTTTATTGATTTCAAGCCAATAATGTATCTGGTTAAGAACAACAGCTTCATTCAGATTACCCAAAACCTTTACAAGCGTTTTTCGGATAAGCAAAACATCGTCTTTGTTTATAAACAGCTCATTATAATTCATATTGTTTACCTCCTACGAAACATAAACAGCACCACGCTTTATGTGCTAAACTCTACGATCAATAAAAACAACAAACAGGCAGTCGTAGGTCTGCTTTTCGGTCTGCATCACCTAGTTTGTTGTAAAATACTTACTTTCAAGAAATCATGTAGTTTCTGTTCTTCCATTGATATCATTGGTTTCTGCACAACTGATTCTCAAAAGCAAAACGGACGGTTGCGGATTCGAACCGCAATTCTCCTTTATGTTGGAGTAAAGGAGTGAAAACCTCCAACCGGCGTTCCAGCCTCCGTCCACCAGTCTTTCAGTAAGACCAGCCGGTCACAGGAATAAATCCCGTGCCGGATAATGGCAAGGATGGATTTGAACCATCTTTCCGTCTGCACGAATAACGGATGCCCTGCGCGCTTGCCACTCAAAAACATACAATTATCAATGGAGGATTTTGTATGAAATGACACCGCCTGTTACGGCTACGCTCATGCCAAAAAGCGTAAGTTGATTTGCACGCTTGAGCATCGTGGGATAGATGCTCAAGTAACCCCCTCCGATCCTTGTGACGGATCTTTAATCAGCTTTCCGCTAGAGGGGTATTAGAAAGGAGATGTACAATGCAAATAGCATGTAGCATCATGGTTCCAGCAGGAGATGAAAAGCATAGCGAACAAAAGAACCTGCCGGAAACTAGGGTACCCGGATTCGAACCGGGAAGTCTGGGAACCAAAATCCCATGCCTTACCATTTGGCGATACCCCATCACCTACGGGCGAAGAGACCAATCAAACGCCCGTAAACTACTACGATTAAAAGGTTATTATGACACGTTTATTTCAGACTATTGATTTTTACTTTCCCATCAACAAGTAGGGCAACGAATGTTTCTATTCTGTCTCATAGATTCTACCTCCTTTTCGCTTATCTAAATGTTCAAACTGGCATTTAACCATGTCAGTGACATTACTACGCTGGCAATCAATTCCGTGACCGGTTTTAAATAAATCACATTCAAACATCCGACCGCATTTCGTACATTCATCGTCAATCTCTTTACGACCTATTTTCATCTTTCTCACTCAATTCAATGTATTTATTCAAATACCAGACAGCCTTTTTAACATCCTCTAAGCCGTTCTTATGACGGTACCGGTAGATATACTTAAATGCATTGCAGATGCAGAAATCTTTTACCGCTTCTGTGCCTTGCGTTTCCTCCATCACGTCTATGCATTGGTATTTTCCAGTTTCATAATGCGACGGATGATTTACGTTGTCATTCTTAATTCCGTTGCACAGTTCTAAAACTTTTTCTTGTTCTGCTTCCGTAAAAATATCAAGATCAATCTTGGAAGCATCAATCATTTTACCACTCATCGGATCAAACATATATTCCTCCATTTTTAGTTTATTACTCAACTTTCACCAAAATGTAACTATGTCTCTTTATCCAGCTATCAGCATTGCCGTATTTACTAACCAGATAATAGCCACGGAATAAGTGTATTATGTCTACTTCTGGAAACTCATACGGCAAAAGAAATAATTTTTTCGGTGTTGTTCTTATCATTGTTCAACCCCCATAAGTAAACGGAATGTTTCTTTCCCTCTAATGGTTAAATACGTTTGAACATTAGAATAACCGTGAGGAGTCTTAAAATCTTTAAGTTGAAATAAACCGCTTTTTCTATACTGCTCATATGGCTTAATAATTCCGTGCCTGTCACGGTAAATGTATCCGTGCTCTGTCAGCCACTTATTAAAGCTCTTTGGTGACATTTGAAATTCTTTTGCCGCATCTCTAAATGTCGTTAAAAGTTTGCTATCGACCAGCCCATCAAAATAATCAGCCTTTGGTTTAAGCTCCGTGACTTTACATTCTAGCAACTTTTTCTCTTCGTACTCTTCCGCCCAACGTCTTGCACGTTCTGCCGGATCCTCAATCATGTACGAATCCGTTTTACTTTCTCTCATATCGTAGTATCCGTTTTTCCGAATGCTCGGTATCACTTCGCTCGTAACCCAACGCTTAAATTTCTTTGCGTTTGGCATTCTGCTAGAAAATATCAAACTATAAAGACCGGATTCGTTTATTACTATGGTTTCGTTTTCTTTCGTTCCATCAAACAACATAATCTTCTGTCTGTCATCTTCGTCAACATGTCTGTTTATATCTCGACTACCGTTTTGGTACTCCAGAATATCACAAACATCTTTTCCAACAAACATTATTTTCCCGTCTATGGTTATTGTTCGTACGCTACCAAACTCTGTACTGCTGAATACTTGTAAATCGTTCATATATAGACCACCTTTCATTTATCCTTGCATCTATAGACATACCCTTTCTTTAATCGGCGTAGAAGCTGTGAAAGGTTGCAGCTTGTCGGGAGCTACCCTATCTACGCCAAGGTCTTTTTGTTTTTGAGAATATTTTGGGGGCTTAGTACGCCCGTCAGGGCGTCCGGTGCAGAGGGGGACGCCCCTTTTCCCATCCGGAGCCGTGAGATGGTTCCGGAACGGTGCTTTTCCGTCCGGTTCCCGTCGTTCTTTTAGCTCTCTTGGATAAACCGCAGTTTCTCCCATAGACCAACCACCATATATTGTACCACTTATCCGCCATCCACAATATCTTGTGTTCCGGTGTGTTTGCTGTCAGACAACCTCGCTCGGATGTCTGCTGCTGTGAGTGCTTTCTTCGCTTCTCGCTCCTTGCTTACGCCTGGAAGATTCCATCCGTAATGCTTATTGAGAATTGCTATCTGCGCTACCGCCTGCTTGCTGTCTACCAGCTTCGCACTCAAGCTCTCCTCTCTTTCCTGCGATAATTTTTTGTAAATGTCCGCACCCGAATCACTTAATATATTCTTTTCATCTCTCCACGCATATATAGTATTATCATCTATCCCAGTTAATTTATTAAATCCTAATATACTAACTTCTTTACCGTATTGATAACACATATATATATAATAATCACATATATCATTTACTAGACTAATATTATAAGCATTACAATTTGACTTATTAAGATTGCTAGTAATATCAGAGTTATTATTATTTTTATAACCATTAAGGTGATTGTTTAATTTTAATTTATTTGTCCCCTTAAAAAGGTGATGTTGAATATATAAAAGAGCTGCATTCCATACTCCCTGCGGTGCTGTTGTCATATCCTCGATAGGCGGCTTTCTCTGCTCACAAAATTCTTGTAAATAATACTCAATCTCGTTCGCGAATACCTCGCCGGTCAATGGCTCATCCTCTAATCGCTCCACGTTCTCACCTCCTAAAATCAAATAAAAAACGCCCACAAGAAAAACCTAGCAGGTGCATATATAACACCTCTGGTCATTCCTGTGAGCGTTCCATTGCCGTCCTAGCTCGTCCCGTCCTATCGCTTTAAGTATCTACTCCCCTCTCACGGCTCCGGGGTGATCCTCTGCCGGTAGCACCGGCTGCGCTTCAGATCTAAATTGTAATTGAAATTATAAACCAATATTTTTATTTTGTCAATATCTAAAAAAATAATAATTTAATCGCTGTATATAATATATATAATATAAATATATATATAATAATAAATAATATAATAATTAAAAATAAAAAATTTAATAATAAATAATATAATATATATGTCTTTTATTCTTTCTCTTTTACTTTATTTTTATCTTTTTCTTTTGGTTCTTTTCTTTTTCGTTTTTTCTTTCCTTTTCTCTTTCTTCTTTTCTCCTATTGTGCAAAAAGTATTTATTTTAGTGTATTATTTTGGTGCAAAATAAAAAAGCACCTATATTTCAAGGTGCTTCTTCTTTGCAAAATTCAAGGAACCGGCTTTCGCAGTCTCTTGCCTCTTCACTGCATTCCCCGTATTTCTCCCGGCATTTATCACACGGGAGGAACTTTGATATATCTATGATATCGTTATCCGGGGCGTATTCCTCTATGAGGTTATGGAGCCGGAACAACTGCCGGTCATCCATTTTCAGCAGTTGAAGCGAAAGCTCCATCATCACCATAAGTCCATTATTCATTTTCTGACTCCACCTCTTCCGCAAGGTCAAAATCTGATACTGCTTCCCATTCGCCATCTTCGTCGCAGTCACAATACTCTAAGCCGTATTCTGTGACGTAGTAGGTGTTTTGAAGCTTGCCGTAATTGTATTCACATTTATATTTGGCGAGTGCCGCTTCTGCCTCCTCCTTGTCTTCTGCTTTCCATCTTGCGAGCTCGACAGGTTCGCAATCGTCCCCAAATATCGTGTCGCCCTTCGAGAAATTATCCTCAAATGCCTTTCTCTCGTATCTTCCTTCGCCCTTTAACAGTCTGATTGTATTGTAGCACATGATAATCTCCTTTCCTCCGCTTCACCCTGCGGCGGGTTGTTTAATATGATTTTTCCATTTTTAAAATTTTAAACGGCTCATTGTTTTTTGTGGTCGATAACACGACAGCATAAATATCTTTGCCGGATAAATACATTTTATCGGCTTTTTCTATTGCTGGTAACGCTTTTTCTATCGGTTCAGAAAAAACAAACTCATCGTTTTCACCTTTTTCAACAATGAAATATGCAATATTAGGATTGCAAAATACATCTTTCGCAAAATCTGGAGATCTGAAATATTCGTATGAAGATAAACCTATTTCATCATATAGCCTGCAAGATTTTAATGAATTTTTTGGGGAAAGATTGTATAACTGATATCCCAAATTTATATATACCTGCATGTATATTTTTTCTAAAAACGGCAGAATCTCCGGATTCTTGACATTTTCCAATATTATTTTAAAATAAAATTTTTTATTTCTGTCAAAATTCAATAAAATGTTTTGGTGGTTTCCGTTTTTTAATGCGTTCATGTGTTGCGTTGCTCTTTTTCTTAAATTTGATGTTTGACCAACGTAAACCCTGTTTTCTTCAGCGTTAAGGATCGCATATACTCCATTTGATTCTGTTTCTGGTATTTCAAATAAATCATTCATTGCAATCACTCCTTTTTAATTTTGTGATTACATTATACTCCAATATTAGAATAATGTCAATAGTATTTAATCTTTTCTTCATCAGTCGGAACAATTTCAATTATATCACCCGGTTGACATTTGCACATTATGCAGATTTTATTGAGCGTATCAAGCGTTATGCTTTTTCCGGCTTTTATATTTTGAGCTGTCTGACCGGGCAACAACCTTTCTTTTTGTATCCTTGTTTGATTGTAACCATGCTCTTTAAGCAGCCGGAAAACATCGACCCTATATTTGATCATGCTGATCACCTCCTTTATATATGAATGATATAATACAAGGTAAAAAAAGTCAATAGAGAATATTCTATTTTTTGAATAAAAACACTTGACATTATTCTAATATTAGAATATAATGTATTAAAGATCAGAAGAAAGGAGCCGGAACATCCGGCAGAGGGATCTATCAAAGAAGAGGTTGCAGCCATTCTTGAGAAAATGGAAAATGGCAATATTGACAGTCTGGAGCTGTCAATCAAGTAGCAAGACCGGCAGGCGGTTCCGGGGTTCAATCCCCCGGCTTGCTTTACCCGGATAACTGGGAATTTTAAAATATGGAGGTAATTGATATGATTATAGGAACACTTGAGAGCGGCGAGAAATGCGTTTATGATTTGCCGGCACAGATTAAGACAGCAGAGCAAATGAAAAGCCTTATATATGGCTACAACAACGGATGGGATGCAGAAAGACAGCGGCAAGAGCTTTATAACCAGCCTAAATTATTAGGCTTAAATGGTCCGATGTTTAACGGCTTCGGAACGCTAAAAAGCACAGGCGAAAAGGTGGTTATAATCCGCTATGAAAATCCTTGTAGATATTAGCCGAAACGCTCCACAAAGGAGCGTCCACCGCGGGACGGTCTCCCGGTGCTGATGATGGCAGACTAGAAAGGAAACAGATATGACAGTTACAGAAAGAAAGATAACTACAGAGGATTTAATAAGTTTTGAGGAAATAGCAAAGAAGCATATAGCCGGGGAATATTTAGCAATCGGCAACAATGGGAAAAGCTATCATGCTTCATACGTTCCGAAATACAGACCATCCGGGGTGATGTTCTTCTGTATTCCCGCTGATGTGGAAATCTTAGGATATTTAGAAATTGTTTAATTCAAAACCGCCGCACGGCGGTCTGTAGGAACTGCCCCACCTGCACAGATGAGGCAAAGCAAAAAAATTAAAAAAAAGGAGGAATAAAAAAATGGAAAAAGCAAATATTGATATGTGGTATGGAGACAAGGCGGAACAGGTGACAGGTTTAGATATTAACTTTAATAATCTTGGTGGCTTTTATTTCGGAAATCTTAGAATTTTCGGAAAAATTGTTGGCGACTATTACGCCGACAGTGTGCAGGATATAAAAGAAGCTTTCCCACACCTTGCGAAAGAAATCGAAAATTGTTTAAACTAGACGCCGCAGAGAAAGAGAGGCGAAGATTATAGAGGATGGCAAGAAGCTCGTTGCCGATCTAGAAGAAAAAGCGCAGGAAAGACTAGAGAATTTTGAATTCCCACAGTTGACAGGAACGGAAAAGCAAATATCATGGGCTGACTCTATAAGAACTAAATTTTTCGTGTGGTGTGAAAAACGTGGAGTTCACCCGGATATCATCGTAAAAAAAGAAACTTCTGCGGAATTTTGGATAGAAGGGAGAAATGTAATTTCTCCCGCAAATGTAAAAGATTATGAGGACTTCCAAAAGTACAAAGAAATGGTTTTTTTAGTTTCTGAAAAGCCAGAGGAAATCAAGCATGATGGAGTCGTTGAGGTTGTCGGAATAGACGGAAGGATCTTTCTTTTCTACAAAAAAGAAGACGATTTTCGTAAAATCGCAAAATCCAACGGTTTCAGTTGGGAAAATGCTTGGTCAAAAAAAACAGAAAACGCAAAAAAAGATATTTCTGAAATAGAAAATGAATTGCTGAACAACGGATACTGCGTTTGCACCCATTAAAAAAGGTTTGTGCTTTTAAAAGCACAAACCAGACCCCCGCAACCGCGGGGAATGCAAAAGCGCGAAAAATAAACCTCTCAACATATCAGGTTCACCCCCGCAGTTGCGGGGACATTTATGCAATTGCATAATATATTATAATTATTTATTTAAAAAAAGTCAAGTGTTTAAAAGGGGCATTACAGCCCCTTATTTTTTTGTTTTGATTTCTTTCAATTTCTTTTTGTAATGTTTGAAATGCCACCGTAGGCGGATGATCTTCACGCCGTCACGCTCAACGGTGTAAGTCTCGGCGATAGCGTCAGCACCGAAAACATAACCGCCCTTATTCGTTCCGGATCTGCTGCCCATCTTTTCACCCCCTTAATTTTTGTGTCAGCTCCTGCCCGAAGCTGTCAAGATATATTATTTCTGTTGCTCCTTCTGTTCCTGTCTCTATCGGTCTGCCAACCACAAGGACCCGGATCGGCTCCAGCCGCCGGACCATTTCACGGAATCCGACTATATAACAATGCTTTCCGGCGTCTGTAAAACAACGATTCGTGCTGACAATTAAAGTGCTGTGCATCGGCAGACCGTCAAAACAAAAGCCGTATGTATCCGCAGATCCCCAGCCGACAACCGGTATCACGTCCATACCGTTTAGCGTCAGCCACCAAGACAACGCCCGTGATCGGTATACCTGGTATATCTGCAATGCTACCGGCATATCATCGTAAAAACTGAAGTCAACACCGGCGATGTATTTGAAATTGCCAAGCATATCAAAATATTTCTGCGGATTGTTCCATAGACGCTCAAACAAATTATCGTCTATGAAGAAATGGCACAGGCAGTCTGCCGGATGCTTTTCTCTCGATGATGAATTAAACGGAACCGGTCGCAATCCGTCTGCGGATGCATTTATCGGTGGCAACTTCGGAAAACCATACTTGCCGGTCAGCTCCGCACCGAAAATAAAACGCTCACGCAAAACATCATCCTTCGTGTTCACGCAGATTCCATTCGTGTTGTCGAAGTTATTGACCATATCGTCGCACCTCGCTTTCGTCATTTTGCACAATGTGTGTCGTGTACTTCAAATTATAAATTGTGTAAAAAAACATAAAATGTATTTTAATTTACATTTTATAAATGTATTATACCATAGTTAAAAATAATTTGCAACAAAAAAGCTACCGGACGCCGCTTGAATGCCCGATAGCTTTTATGGATAACTTGTAGAATATATTAAATTGTATAACTACAATATCATATCTCTAACATTTTTGCAAGTATTATTTTCTGCGGTCATAATCAGAGAACGTGAAGCATACCCGTTTACCGATAATTCTTTGACCAATTTCTCCTCTGTAATATCCGGATTCGTCCGGCGAACGTAGTCAAGTAGCTGTTTGATATCCATCACGCAACCCTCCTCATAGACGATAGCAACATATCAACGATTTCAAAGACTTCCGCTCCGTATGTTGCTACAAAATCACATAAAACTTCTTCCTGCTCAAGCGGCAGATAAATGTCATAACTAAGGCAAATGGCGTGACATATTTCGTGAGTAAGCACTTTTCTGAAAAATCCACCTTTTACTAGGTTAGAAATATAAATTTCATGAGTATTGCTGTCGGTAACACCTATACTCATAGTCCCATCACTCCGAAGCAGCCGGTAATCATCCGGCGGAACAATCACAACATCCCATGCCGTATCATTGATTGTAAACATCACGCCATCACCTCGCTGTCAAATTTTAGAAACCAGTGTTGAAAGCTTGTTTCTAAGTAAATTCTTTTCTTCTGCCGTCATATCATGCATAAGCTTTGTCACGTCTCCGGTAATCTCTTTCATATAGCTGTCAAGAGACTCCATCTTTTTCTGCTTATCCTCCGGCGTGTCAGCCTTGTGCATATCTTTTGTTTCTGTGTAATGACGTTTTGCACGGTCGTAATTGCTTTCTTTCATTTCCGGACGGTTCATGCCGGTGTCGGTGTAATGCATTTTACCATCGTGTCTATCCATATCACGATCCCACTCCGGGTCCATATGGTAATACGGTGGTTCATCATATCCCCGGCGTGTACCTCTGCCCTTTGGGGCGAATCTGCCGTCAGCGTACCGGTAATGGTCATAATGACGTCTATCACCGTATTTTTCCATCATTGCAAGTATTTCCTCTGAATCAGATTCATCCATTGCCTTTGTCAGAGTGCGATAATACATAGCCTCGGCAAGGTCTTTCATCATGTCCGTAGCTTCGCCCATTTCTTCGACATTGATATTCTCAATGCCTTTGTCAAACTCGCAACAAGCCACTTCCGTAAGCTTTTCGATCATACTGTGCATTCTTTTGATATCCATAACCAACACCCCCTATGCTTCACGGACAGCAATCAAATTACTGTTCTGGACCTCAATAGCTTGTGCTGACGTATTCTGCACAGCAACAGTGCTACAGCAACCGCAAGGGACGTCAATATAAGCCTGTGCGGAGACATTAAAGAAATTCTCTACAGCCGCAGGAGTGACGATCATCCGTGTTGACTGCAATGGTTCTCCGTCTACTGTAATGGCAAGGGAAATAGCTTCAACTGTACCGCCTGTAGGTATCTGAATATTGCCGGAATACGATACCAAAAACCTAGCCCTGCATTGATTAGTTATTCCTCTAAGTTTAATGATTCCGCTCCCCTGTCTGTGGACTATACATTTAGTTCCGCATACTGGTGTTTCTGTAAATGCAACATCTTCTCCGGCGGCAACTGTTTGTAACGCAATTCCTGTTATTTCCATAGTTTTTTACCTCTCTTTCATAAAAATAAGGGCAAACATTATAGTCTGCCCTTTATCTTCCCGACATTTGTGTCGGTAACATCAAGTAATACTGCTTAGCAGACATAATCTCGACTAACTCTTGACTAAACTTGGACTAAACTTGGACTAAAAACGGTTTTTAATCGGTTTAAATCGGTTTAGATTGAGTTAATTCAATTAAGATACTCAATTATTTAGTTGTTAGCAGTTACAACCCGTATTACATCCGCAACCATAAGCATATGCGTTAGGATTAGGAACGACATATGCCGGCACAGCTGTAGGATTTACAGAATTGATAATCTGCTGTGTCTGTGTGTTCATTGCAGCTGTCAGAAGTGCAGACTGTCGATCCTGCGAAGCTGCTCTGCGAAGATCGCTATTTTCTGCCTGTAAGCTAGAGATTTTCTCATTGCAGAGATAATCAAGAATAGCGCGTGTTCCTGCGTTCTGGCTGTCAATAATGTCTCTCGTGTTGTTATTCATTGTGTTCTGCAAAGCGCATGTGTTTTGAGCAGCATTGTAGTTTACACCCTGAATAGCCTCTCTTACGTCACAGCAGCAACTAGCAATCTGCGACTGTAAAGCGTTGGTGTTCTGCATATTAGCGACTGTATCAGCATTGATAGCCTGCTGAATGCCGTATCCAGTCTGCATTACATTGGTGTTAATGCCATTGAAACCGGTAAGCATACCATTATTCATCGCATAAAAACCATCACATAAACCGTTGTTGATTCCGTCAAGCTTTCCGATGATAGACTGCGTGTCAAATCCTCTCTGAATTGCACTGTCTGTGTATGCGGCTGCTGTAGATCCCATTCCGCCGCCATTGCCACCCCAGCCGTTACCGCCGAAGCCGCCCCAGCCGAAGATCATAGCGAAGATGATAATAGCCCACCAGCCATCACCGCCCCACATACCATCATTGTTCCTGTTGTTTCCTGTCACTGCCGCAATATCGGCAAGACTTGGTGAATTTCCATTAAACATTTTGGTTTACCTCCGTAAATTTATTTACATCGGGTAACCGGTCTTTTTTGTGCGCACGACCCAAAATGTATCAATGTTTGTTAAACATACCCATAACTTGTTGTTTGGCTTGATCTACCGTAATTCCACGCTCTTTGCACATATTTTCAGCCATATTCTGCAAACCCCTTGTATCTCCGTTTTGATACATTTTCATGGCGTTTTGCGCAAGCGGATTGTTTTGAATACTCGGATTGCTTTCAATTATGTTTTGAATTGCCTGCTGCGGATTTCCGCTTGTCATCATTTGAATAATGTTAATTGGGTTCATTCAGCATCACTCTCCTTTTTAGTTGAAGATCTTGTGCTTTTCGCTGTATTTTTTGTCAATGACGATTCAATAGATGATATTTTGCTTTCCAATTCGTCAAATCGTTTCATAAATGCCCCTGTAACATCGTCAGATAACCCTATTTCGAGTTTTTTATCACCATCCATAGGATTTATACCATCTGTCATAGGAACAGGCTTAAAAACGACAGTATCGAGTGTGCCGTTGCTGTTCCATGCCTTGACATAGATTTCTGATAAGTCCTGTTTTGGAAAAAATGCCGGGGCTCCGGTCATTGGTACATCCTGTGGAGCTATATCTTCTATTCTTCCGACCATTTTACCTACCATGCCGGACATAGGTGCCGGTTGCTGTACTTGCTGTGGTTGCATCTGCTCTTGCGGCAACCTCTGTTGTACGTTTTGCATCGGATTGTATTGATAAGCGTTAAAACCCGGATTATAAGTCATAGCCGGAGCCTGCTGATATGTCTGATACGGATTCATCTGCATTTATTTCGCCCTCCTCCAAAACTTCGTCTATTGCTTTCAAAATAAGGGACAGCGTGACAAGGTCAACTCGCTTCATTACTGTTTCATTGCCGAAAATGCGTTCTCGCATTGCATCTGTAATCATCTGCCGTTCCCTCCTTTGATTAAATTTTTGCATAAAAAAAGACGCCAAAAACGACAAAAAAATGACTTTTTAGCGACATACTATAATATTAAGTATTTTGAAATAGTGATAAATACGGCGTTAGCACTAACTTAATGCCGTAGGCA